TCAGACTCTAGCCGGCAGCTTCTCCAGCTCCCTCCAATCCGAGGAGGAGCTGATCCATTTTGCGTAAGTAGAGAGCAACATCTCGACGCTATGGCCGAGCTGGTTCGCGATGAACGCGGGGTTCATCCCAGCCATTAGGCACATGGTTGCGTAGGTGTGGCGCGTGTCGTACTGCCGACGTTCACGGATGCCCAGCGCCTTGAGCGCGAGCTTGAAGTGCTTGATTGTAACACTTGGCTCTCTGATCCACATCCCGCCTTTGCCCGGTTGGAACACAAATGGGCTGGTGGGAGTGGCGGACTTGGAAGCTATCCGACGAAGATCGGCCAGGCGCCGGGCTTGGCCCAGGGCGTGGAGGGCGCGCTCATTGAGCAGTATCACCCGGTGGTGCTTCGTCTTGGTCCGGTCTTCTGGCTGGCCATCGACGATGATACGCCGGATGTTCGCGGTTCTCGCCTCCAGGTCAATGTCATCCCACTGCAAGCCCATGGCTTCACCTGGACGCAACCCCGTGAAGAAAGCGAACTCGAAGAAGGGGGCATAGATCTGCGAGTACTTGTGCAGCGTCTTATATAGGTGGGCAATAATCCGCTCGGCTTCATCCCTGGTGTAGGGGTCAACCACCTTCTTCACTGCTTTTGGCTTGTCGAGCGATGAGGTGGGGCTCTTGGCGATCAGCCCATCCAGCACCGCTGTCTTGAACACGCTGGCGAGCTTGATGATTGCATTGCGCTTCACGCCGGTGGAGGACCACTCAATGTTGGCGATGATCCCGCGCAGCATGGTCGGCGTGATCATGTCGATCCGGCGCAGGCCCAGGTACGGCATCCAGTAGAGGTTGAAACTGCTCTTGTAGTTGTTGCGGGTGCCACCAACGATGTGGCGGCTGTTCAGCCACAGCTGGGCGTACTCGCCAAAGCTCGGTATCGCGGCTTGGGCCGAGAGCGCCAAGTCCGACCCGGGGAACAGGTCGGCGTACTTCTCGTCATCCAGCAGGCCGTGTTTGATGAGGTTGACTACTTGATCACGTAGACGGCTGGCCGCCTTGATCCCTTGCGCTGTCGGGGGATGGGCAAGTGTTTCCCCGCGGCGCTCACCGTTCCAAGTGAAACGGATCCGGAGCGCGTCCCCTCTGATTTCAACTCCAGGGGGCAAACCCACAGGCTTTCGAGCCATTCCTCATACCTCCATCTGCTGTAAATGATGCTGCGGCCGTTTCGGTTCCAGATGCCTTCAGGGATCTTTCCCCGCTGGCGCCTGGTCTGGAGCGCTCGCAGCGTGATCCCCAGTAGTTCGGCCATCTTCTCTTCTGTGACCTTGTCCATTCCCTGGGCAACGGCCTGTTCCTGTTCGGCGTGTTCATCGCCGGGCTTTTTCCTAATGGTTTGCATGATTGTCTCCACGCCGCGCATGGCGGCAGAGGTGGGGAGGTGTAAGTTCGGCGGATCGAACTCGTAATGCGTGATGTCAAATAGTCAGAGGCAGGGGCATTGATCGCAGCCCCTTATAGGGAAGAGAGTTCAACCATGACCAAAGCGGATGAATCTCAAATAGAAGCCCACAAGCTGCTGATTCTGCTCGACGCGGAAACGTCTTTAGCAATGAGGCTTGTGGCGATGAACACAATGTCCGGACCTGAGTGGCAAGCCATGTGTAAGCGGCACCGTGCTTGCTTCGAGGCCTGGGCTCGTTTTACCAAGGAGCTTGGAGGCGTCGAGCCTGATGTCGTTACCGAGTAGGCCCCTTCCAGATCATCCAGGCCATGTAGAGCGGGGCGGCGATGGGTAGGAGGATCATGGCTGCAGCTCCTCGAGCGCCTTGATCAGCCGCCACTTCGTGTTGTTGTTCTGGCTTCGGTCCGACTCGACCAGTCCTTCCTTCTCCATCCGCTCCAGCTCCCGGCGAATCTCCGGTGTGCCGCTGGCGCCGGATACGTGGAATTTGAACCACCAGGTGCAGAACCAGCCGCCGACGTTTTGCTCGCGCTGCTGCATGTAGGTGATGATCTTTTCGCGCAGGGTCTTTTCGCTCACATCTCATACCTCTCTTCATTCCAGCACACTGGCGCCTTTGCAGGGGTAGGGGTGGTGGGCAATTGCTCGTTTTTCCACATGGAGGTAGGCGCAGTCGCCCGTGTGTCTTGGTCTCCACTGTTGGTGGTGCTGGTGGGCAACTTGAGCTGGCTGTCGGGGATGCAGCTGATTCCGACCCCATTCAGCAGGTAGCAGGTGACGCCGCGCTGGCTGTCGTGCTGCACGTCGATGACGTTCTCGGTTGCGCTGGCGCCGGTGGCCAGCAGCAGGAGGCAGAGGGCGAGGCGGGTCATCGGCGAGCCTCCTTGCTGGCTCGCTCGCAGTCGGCGGCGAGTTTCAGCTGGTTGATCGTGGTAGCCCGGAAGCCATCAGTGTTTGGGTATCCTTCAGAGCGGTGACCCTCTGGGTAGGCCTCGAAAGGCCCATGCCAGCACCAGTTCATCTTCCAGATCTCCCAGACGGTGTAGGCATCGCAGCCTTCGCCCCAGTAGTCGACCCCACCGCCAACGCTCCAGACGTGGCTGACCCGGGTGCGCTGCTCGTAGGCGAGTTCGCTTGGCTCGTCCTTGTCGAGCCATGCGCCGCGGAACTGCGACGGGGCAAGCTCGACCAGGCGTCTGCTCAGCTTCTTCTCGATCCTTGCCTTCATGACTTAACCACCTTGCGTGCCCACTGCACGTGCGGACCGTCGTCCGTATCGAAGATGCCCATCAGGAACCAATCAGGACCGGGTGACCCTGGGTTCCAGCCGTTGCAGTGGGCCTCGCCATCCCAGTAGGGGTGGAAGTCCAGCTCTGCCTCCATGTCCCAGGTCTTCAGCTCCAGGCCTTGCTCGGCAATCCAGGCTTTGTATGGCGCCGGGTCTTCCGTCCCGTCAAAGTCGGGGATTCCCGGGTGGTGCCACCAGCCGTTTTCGTCGCGCCGAACCTCGACGGGGCCGAATGGCTTAACTGCGTGGATGGAACAAGGGGTAATCCGATGCACGTCTGAGTACTCGCCGCCGCCGTCGCTGAAGTCCATCTGGCAGCCGCAGTCGGCAGTGCGACCGTTCACGAACACAATCTTCTCTTCAGGCATGACTTCGTCCTTGCCGCCATATCGCGGCTGTTCAATAGAGGGGAGAGGAACTAGGCTGAATCTCTCAACCGGAGAGCAGCCATGTCCGCAGAACGGGTTGTGCATTTAGAGCAGGCGCTTGTGGCCATCCTGGCTGCAGCTGAGCAGAAGGGGCTCGATGCTGATGAGCTTCGAAGGCAAGCCACTGGCGGCCTGATTGGCAACGTCTCCTGGCGCTGGGTAACAGCCGAGTACGTGCCTGGCGCTATCGATGAGATCGAAAGCGCAGTCCGGATGCTCAGGAGGCTGTGAAGCGGATGGAGTACAAATGTACTCATTCGGTCAAGAGCTACTGCGGCAGCGGCAAAGCGCGGATTGCCTGGGCCAACTCTGGGTAGGCCTCGGTGAGTTCGGCAGCTGCCTTGATCCCGTTCCGGTACCCATCGGCACCCTGAGCTGTCATCTGCTCGGCGCTGAAGCCGTCGGAGGCTGGTGCAGGCGCTGTGCTGGCACATAGGGCGGCCCTTGCAATAGAGCCGTCTTCGACGAACCAAGCCTCATCTTCATGCCACAGAATGTTCGCGGGCTCGCCGCTGACGTTATCCCAGTCGCTGCCCATGTCATCCGAGAAGTGGTCTCGATCGGCGTAGAACTTCAGGGCAGCGCGCAGCCGCTCAACCTCGCCAGTGTCGGCGTTGGCGTAGAGCGGGGTTTCGACTTTGCAGCAGGTCTCGAAGGCGTCTCCGCAATCGGCCTTAGTCAACACGGATCCGTCGCGATATAGGACAGCCACCGGCTCGCCCTGGTGCTGGGCGGCTGGCTGGGCGAGAAGGGCGTCGATGTCCTTGAGCGAATCCTGGGCATCCTTGCAGTAGGCCGGGTCGACCCCCCCTCGCAGCCAGATCACCTTCTGACAGGCGTCCAAGTCGCGATGGATCTTCTTCAGCTTGTTGGCCGGCACGCTGACCATCTGTTCGGTGTTGCTGGATCGGCTTTCTGTGGGCATGGGGATACCTATCTGCGCTTGAGAAAGACGCAGCTATAGTTGAGGGATGGTGATTTGGAGCGATGCGATGAATCAAAAACTGACGTGTAAAAAGTGCGGTAAGAAAACCAAAGTTCAGTTACGTCACGACAGCAAAACCGATTGGCAAGTTTTCAACTGCCAACTTTGTGGTGCCTTGCATGTCGAGGAATCCTATTTCAAGGCGCCGGGAGCTCCCGCACAGTTCCGCTGCCGGCTCGCGGATGAGTCTTAAGCGGCTATCGATTTCCTTTCAGCCATTCTCCATGGATCATTCGCCCTAGCTAGGGCAGCCATCGGCGGAGGGCTTACGCTGTTGCCGCACATGTGCACCTGCTCGGTCTTGGTGAACTTCCTGCCGTCGGCACCTTCGTCAATTCGGTAATCAGCGGGGAAGCCCTGGGCCCGGTATAGCTCGGGGGGCTGCAGCATCCGGAGGCAGATATCGACGATCACGTACGGGGTGCCCTTGATGGTCACGGTGACCAGGGCCAGGCGATCCTTCGTGGTGATGGTCGGCGATGGATCGTCGGCGCCGCTCACGTTCTCGGTGCCGTAGTAGCTGATCAGGAATGCCGCGACCCGCAGCGCGCCTGCCTCAGCCTCTGGCGACAGCTGCAGCTCAACCAGCGAGCTCTTGCCGCTTCCGCCGGCGGTGACCGTTGGCGCAGGCTCGTCGATGGCCTGGCCAACGCTGCCGCCGAACTGGCGCTCCATAAATGCCGTGACCAGACCGTGGTGCTGGCCGCCGGCGCTGATGGTGTGCAGGGGATCGCTTACCTCGCGCGCATCGCAGTTCCCGCGCAGGTGCAAGAGACTCGCCGTCACCAGTTGCTGCTGACTGCCGGTGTTGGTCACCGTCGTCATCGGGTCTTCAATGCTCTTGGCGTCGGTAGTATTGAAGCCTCCGTTCATCTGGGCCATGAACACCGTCGAGACACCCATGGCGTGGGCGGCCCCGGCCGGTCGCTGGTAGTTGCCGCCACTGGTGATGGTCGGTAACGGTTCGTCCAGAGGCTTGCCCGCGTCATCGAAGCGGAACTTCACCAGGTGCGCTGACGCCAATGCATGCTTGACCCCACCGGCGACCACAGTACCGACCGGCTGATCAAGTCCCGGCACCCGCGGTTGCTGGCCAGCACGCTCGCCATATCCCGACTGGATCAGGGTCGGACTGATCAGTGTCAGCTCGCCGCGATTGGCACAGGTGATGGTGGGGAGCGGCGAGTGCGGATCGTTGACCCGGTCGCTGCCCTGGTGCGTGGCTGGTGCAATGATCGGGCTGGCCATGGCGAATGAACCGCCGCGGGGCCAGGACGTGACAGTGCGCAGAGGCTCTTGCGCAGATTGGACGCTTTCACCGGACCAGTTCGCGATCGGCACGATGAACGGGTCGGCGGCATCGATAACGAACTTCTTCATGCCCTTGGCGATCCGCCGCAGCGTAGCCGGTGCCAGGTCCTTCTTGCGGCCAAAAATGCTTTGGCTCGGGATGGTCCAGTCGATGCACTCAGCGGCGGTGCGCCACTTCTGCTGGCCCTTGGCAGGCCTCTTCGCGTGGGTCGGCTCAGGCCACACGATGGGCTGGCCATCGCACCGGGCGATCATGAACAGGCGTTCCCGGCTGGTCGGCGCCCCGAAGTCGCAGGCCTTGATCACGCGCCACTCGACGACATAACCCATGCCCTCCAGCAGGGCAACGAACCGGCGCCAGGTCGAGCCACGGCGCTTCGGATCAGGCACCAGGAACTGCTGCTGAACCGGCACGCGTTCTCCAGGAGTCGCCACGGTACCGTCGAGCTTGACGACGCGACCGGTGACCTTGTCGCGCTTCGCGATCAGGCGACCCCACTGCAGAATCTGCTTCACGTTCTCCAGGCTGATCACCCGAGGGCGCTTCTTCCCGGCCCACTTCAGGCCGATCCACGACAAGTTGCGGATCTCGCGCTTGCGCGGCTGGCCGCCGGCGGCCTGGCTGTGGTGTGTGCAGTCCGGGCTCATGTGGAACCAGCCAACCGGGCGCCCGCCGCATTCTTCGTCAGGGTCACCCTCGAACACGTCGGTGGTGAAGTGCTTGGCGTGCGGGTGATTGGCGGTGTGCATGCTGATCGCCGCCGGGTTGTGGTTCTTGGCCACCGTCACCGGCCGGCCCAGGCCCATCTCCAGGCCGGTACCGGCGCCGCCACCGCCGCAGAAGAAGTCGACCACGATCTCATCGTCTTGCGGATCGAGGCCCAGGCCGTACTGGGTTTTGAAGTCGAAGGCGGGCTTTTTCTGAAATGCAGACATAGGCGTTCCTCGCCGGGGCGGCGTGAGTCGATTGGAGATTTAGGGGAAGGGGGTTACAGCTGGACTTCGCCGGTATCGATACTGCGAAGCTCGGTCACCTCAATTTTTTGAGTGCCGTCGGTAATCACCCAACAGGGCAGTTCCAGATTCTGGAAGGTGCCCCGGTAGTTTCGGTATGCGCCGAGTGCAGCCTTGCGGAATGAGTCGGCGACGACCTGGCCGATGCGAAGAGGGCTACCCCCCCCCAGAAGCTCCAAGTCGTATGCACTGACGTTGGCGATTCTTTTCGCAGCCGCCCTGACGGTGTTAGGGGATAGCTTGAATTCGCTGGCGACGTCGGCAACGTGCTTATAGATCAGTGCGTCGTGGATGGCCTGATCGCGGGCGCCGTTGCGAAGGCCGGCGTAGATAACTGCTTGCATGGGGAATCCTCCATGGCCTGGCCGGCCTCGGTGGCGTGATTCGTTGAAGTGGACTATTCGTTTATGACCGGCATCGGGCCGGGCCAAGGAGGGGCAGGTGGACATCGCGAAACGTAACAAGATCGTTGCCAGGGCATCCGGAATTACACTGGGCCAGGTCGAGTCCTATTTAACCGAGGTGGTAGTGCGGCCAGATGGTTCATGGCTCGCCTACTTCGCGCAAGAGGTTGAACGCGACTCCGAAGTAGCCCGCAAGCTCCCTGCATCGAAAACCGTTGAAATTTCGAAGGAGGCAGTTCGTAGCGGGGGCGGTTTCGATCACGACAACGGCTGAATCGCTGGCGGGCAGCGCCGGATGGTCAGGGGCAGTTGTTCGCGCCACAGTTCTGGCAGTTGTTGAGGAATCGCCCGTCCCAGCTGATGAAGCGTCCGCAGCCGCAGCAGTTGAGCATCGGCTCGCGGCGCTTGGCGACCTTTGGAGGTCTGGGCATCTTCACGCCTGCCACGCGCAGGGCAAGCTTGTGGTCGACGTTCTGGCAATGCACCAGGCGCCGGCGAATTTCCTCGATGTAGGCTGCTGGCCAGAAAACTCGCGTGCCCTGACCGGCGTGATTGGCATACGTGAACTGGGCGTTTTCCAGATCCATGCTGAGAGCCTGCTGCAGGTTCTCGGTCACCTTGCCGCGTTGCTCGCTGACCCAGTAGACATCGTTCCCGTTCCAGTCGCCTGGCACGTGCACGTAGACATGGGCGCCGGCTTGGAGCCCAGCGACGCGCCGATCGTCATCCATCAGCTGGCAGTCGACGCCGTAGTGCGCCCTGGCATCGATGTACTCCTTCGGCCAAGGGATATCGGTGTCGCGGTGTCGGCATGCCTCCTCAAAGGTGAACAGCTCGGCCTGGTCTAGGTTGGTCACGTAGCCGCGGCCTTCCTTCGCCCAGAACATCATGCCGTCGCCGACATGGCTGCGGCTGTCCTGCAAGTAGAACTGGCTCATGGCTTTCTCCAAGCATGCGCCGCCCTCCGTGGCCGGATGCGGCAGCACGGAATGGGGGGTAGTTAATTGTTAAATAAAGGTAATTCAGGAAAAGGTAACTCAGGAAAAGGTCATTAAGTAACTTGAATTTGACAGTTTGCTGTGTCGGGTCTATTTTTATGTTTTTGTAGTGCCTGGCTATCTGGTTTTTAGCAAGTAAAAGGAGAGGGTAATGAACAAGGAAGTTAAGAGTATCGAAAAGTATGTGGGTAACTTTCCAGAAGCGAATCCGATCTTCAAAAGCTGGGATGATCCAGTAGATACACCAGATGTACATCGTAGCTCTCAGCCTAATTATAATGGGGAGGATGAGGTTCAGGATATCAATGATGAAGTTCTCAATGCCCTGGGGCTTAAAAATGTAAAAACTATCGTTAGCCTGAATTATTTACCCACGAAGCAGAGTCCTGAGGAACTTCGAAAAAAAGGTATCGAGTACTTGCATTTAACACTTAAGGACTTTGCTGCCCCGACCGTTAAACAATTGAAGGAAGGCTGTGATCTGATCGCTGCTACTCGGAATAAGAAGCAAGGATCTCTGGTGTATTGCGGTGCTGGTTTTGGAAGAACAGGCACCATGATGACCGCATATCAAATATACATTACGCCCGGATGCACATCAGCTCAGCTTCAAAACTACATTGACGCGTCGACGGCTGAAACAGACGATCAAGAAAAAGCACTCCGTGACTTCCATAAATCGCTATATTTATAAGCTGTAATGAAAGATGCGTGCGCGTCAGGTTTGAAGTTGTCGCGTTCTGCATTACTAGGCTTCTTCTGCGCCTAACCGTGCCGCTTGTCTCTGCCCGGCGGCGTGAATTATCCGCGCCACGTTTTCGCTAACTTTGATTTCGTGGCGCGGGTACTTCGTGAAGGCTGCAAGCTCTTCGTCGGTCATCAGGTCCATCTTCATGATGGCGACCTGCAGCAGTTCGCTGGTAACCGACATCTTGGCCCGTTCCTTGACCCGATTCAGAGCCTCTTGGATGCCTGGCCTAACCTTGTGTCGAAGCTCCTTTTCTCCAGCAGCCTTTTTCTTCAAGGCGGATTTCTCGTTCCGCTCCTGAGGTGTTTTTGCCATTCAGCACCCCCTTCAGTCCGCTAAGCGGCAAGTGAACCTGTGCCCGGCGCTGGTGGCGCTGCCGGGCCATTCGTTTGAGTTTCATGGGATAGCTCCATATCGGTGTCGAGCCAGCCTGCAAGCCACCACCCGCCGTCTACGGTCATGTTTCCGTAGGGCTGGGAGAGGCGGCACTTTCCGTCTTGGCGGCAGGCCCGGCCCTGGTAATAGGCCGCTGGGTGGATGAGGCGGAACCGTCGAGCCTTCATGATGCTTCTCGGCTGGAGGCTTCGCGTCGCTCACCGCGTTTCGGGAAATCGATCTGAAAGGCCTCAAGGATTCGAACCAGCGTCCCATTGCCGATACCGATCCTCTTCTCCACCTGGTGGCGAGTCAGGCCGACATCCCGAAGGGCGGTGATTCGTTCTGCCAGCTTCGCGTCTGCCGCCGCGTCGGTGTATGGCGTCTTCCGCTTACCCTGGCAGCCCGGGGCAAACGTGAAGTCTTCCCGCTGCGACATCGTCCACAGGGTGTTCTGTGGGATGCCCAGCTTCTGGGAGACTTCCCGGCAGGTCATCGTTTTGGCCATTTCGGCGATCAGGACTGCACGCTCTTTGGAGCGTTGTTGTCTCGCGCCTTGCTGGACTCCCTTCGGGATCTTCTGGGCTGGCTCTGGGTGCCGGCGGAAGGGCAGAGGCTTATAGGTGAAGCCGGCCAGTTCGACGGCTTGGCCTCCAGATGCGAAGAAGGCAGCCTTCGCTGCCTCCAGTTCTGCCTGGCGCTGGGCGCCGACGAGGATTTGATTGTCGATCATGCCGCCTTGCTCCTTAGCTTGGCCTCGTACTGGTCGACCAGTAGCTTGAACTGCCAGAGGTCTTCCTCGAGCTTCTCGATGTAGTCGTCATCACGCTTGAACTCTTGCAGCCAGAGCTGGCGCCCGACAGGCTTCAGGAGTGGGCAGTACATCCCGATATGCCACCACTTCCTGCCGGTGATCCACATGCAGCCCTGCACCTGGTCGACGACATCGCTTGCGTCGTTGTCGATGTGGAAGGCGCGCAGCTTGTCGGGGGCGAGAAAGCACTTGTACTCAGCACCTCCGTCGTCGCCGATGAACCCGTCCGCACTGGCGCCGAAGGCCCCGTCGTCAGTTTTGACCAGGCCCACCTGAGTGACGATCAAGCCCGTCTGGATTTCGTGCTCCATGCGCGCTTCTGGCTCCAGGTCGTGCCCGCGGCGCATCTGCCAGGTTTCGAACCCGCCATCCAGCGGCGCACCGCCGATACGCTCTACTGCCAGCTCGAAGGCGTAGGTGAGGGCAGCATTTGATGGTTCGCCCACGGTTTCGCCATCCAGAGCGCGCTGCACCACTTCAGCCTTTGGAGCGGCTTTGTAGCCCGCCAGATCGCGAGCGCGGGTCTCGCTATGCCCAGCCAGGATTGAATCGACGTAGGTGCGCTGCTGGGCGGTCAGGCCGTTGACCTTGGCGCGGGCGGTGCTGAACATGCTGGCGGTGATAACTCCGGCGCGGCCTTGCAGCCACTCGGGTGATCCTTGGGTGCAATTGACGATGATCATTGGCTTGCTCCTGTTTGCGGGGCTGCGCTGAGCTGCGAGCCGCGAGTGCTAACCGCTACCTTCAATGCCTCGTAGAGATCGTCCGCCGTCTTCTTGTCAGTTGCCTTCAGGTCCTGGGCGAACTTGACGCCCTCCTGCCAGATTGCCGTGAGCGAATCTTTGGAGTCAGCGGCGTAAGCCTTGGGGATCCACTCATTCATCAGCTCGCCGAGGCTTTGGGGTTGAGCGCCGCCGCCGTTCCCGTCGTTATCCTCATTCGTCAGCACGACGTTGAAGATCATCATTGTCAGGTACCGCCTGGCGTAGCTGTAGGTCGAGCCATTGGCGTGCACACCGGTCTTGTTGACGCTGCCTTTGATGCCAGTCGAGTCAATGGGAAGATCGACGTGGTAGCGCTTGGTGTGCCCGACCTCGTGCATGCAGTCGCAGACCGTGCGGATGTGCCCGGCCAGCGGGCTGTCGTCGGTGCCGAACGACAGCGAAAAGCCGTGGAGGGTGTAGGTGGGCGCGATCTTCTTGTCGATCGACTCCAGGGCGGCATAGGAGCTGTTGGTCTGGCTGTTGTATTTGTCGCGGAACACTGGGCCGATTTCGGACTGGGCGCGAACCATGGCGGCATTGAAGGCAGCCGCGGCAGAACGATCGGTGTATCGCTCGTACATGGCCATCATGGCCTGCATTTTCTCGGTGTCGAACGAAGGATCGGTAGCCGCGCGCTGGACCATGGTCAGCATGGCGGTAGCTTCCGGGCTGGCGCCGGCCTGCACCGGATGGCGCTGTTCACGGTGTTCGGCAATTGCTGTAGCGCTCATGGCACACCTCAGTAAGCGATGGAAATGTTCGGGATCTTGCGCAGGGCAATCAGGGTGATCGCCTGTTTGGCGCATTCCTCCGTCATGCCGCCGGTGACGAAAGCCTCCAGGGCGGCGCGGTTTATCTTGGTCTTGTGCGCCTTATCAGCCTCGCGGGCTTCCTGCTGGCGGAGAATTTCAGTTGCTGCAGCATCAGCTCTGCGGCGCTCGTCCAGGCGGGCTTGCTCGGCAGCCTCTTCGGCGCGGCGGGCGGCGGCCTGGCGCTCTTGCTCGGCTCGCTGCTCAACCGCGACGCGATCGGCTTCGGCCTGGGCCCTGGCGCGCTCGGCTTGCTCGGCCTGCAGCTTCAGCTCCAGCTCGCGGCGATCGGCGGCGGCCTTGGCTTCAAGTTCGCGGCGCTGGGTGGCTTCGCGCTCGGCCTGAGCCTTCTGCTCGGCTTCGACCCGGGCGAGTTCGGCGGCTTCTCGGGCGATGCGCTCTTCGCGCTCTTTCTGCTCGCGGGTTTCAGCCTCGGCGCGCAGGCGGGCCAGTTCGGCCTGCTCGGCTTCGTACTGCTGACGGGCGACGAGGGCGGCGCGCAGCACCTTCAACGAATCGTCCTTGGCCCGGGCAGCTTCGGCTTCGAACTCTTCCCACTGTTCGCCCAGGGCGACGGCCTCAACCTTGGCGATGCGATCAGCCAGGTCTTCGGCGGTGATGCCTTCCAGCGCTTCGGCGTGGAGCTTCAGGTGGGCGATGGCGTTGTTGTGCCCGTCCACCCGCGCATCCTCGGCGGCCTGCCACTCGTTCAGCGGCCGGCGCACTTCTTCCTGCCAGATATCCAACGTGTCGCGCATCCGCTTGCGCTCGGCGTCGATTTTCTTCGGGATCTCCTTCAGGTCGGCGACCAAGTCCTTGCCCACGTTATCTAGTGCGGTCTTGGAGCGGGCTACCTTGTAGGCGATAGAAGCGATGGCTTCGCGGCCTTTGCGGGTTGTGACGTCCGGCACAAAGGCGTCGATCTCGTCGCGGATCTTCTTGAGGTACGGGTCCAGGCCGTTGGCGACCTGGTACACCTGAAGCGCAGTTTCTTTCGGCGGCACGACGGCCAGTTCGGTTTGTGCGGACATGTGAATCTCCCGCGCCATCCCTGCGGTGGGCGCTGATGAAGGGGTTACTGAGTGATCCGATCAGCGAGAGCGCTGAGCAGCATCAAGAAGGTGAAGAGGGCGATAGCTGGGAAAGCGCCGCGCCAGAGCAGGTAGCGGCGTTGGCGTTGGTGGCTGGTCATGGCCGAACCCTCACCGCAATCCGGCCACCTTTCATGGTTGCGCTCAAGCGGCGCGGCAGGCTGGCCACTGCACGTTCACGCGGCAGGCCGATCACCTCATTGAAGGGAAGGCCAAAGCCCAACATCACCAGCCTGGCTTCAATCTCGTCGCATTGCTCATCGATGAGCGATTTAACCGGTGCAGTGCTCATGCAACCTCCTTGCGCCCATCAACGATCTTGTTGAGGCGGCCACAGTAGTGGTTGAACTCTTCGATGGTGATTCGCTCATCAGCGAGCATTTCGGTAATGAGCTTCTGAACCATGAAGCTCCAGCTCAGGTCCGTGCTGGGGTGCGCCATGGCGTCGAGCTCGTTATCGAGCAGGACGTGCGGGCTCATAGCTCGGCGTCCTCGGCCTGGGCGATCAGCGCGTCGTCGGCCAACGGCTCCAGGAACTCGGCCGCCAGTTCGATCAGGCACTGATCCGGCTTTTCGTCGCCCAGCAGGCTCGCTGCTGTGGACCTGCTGGGCTCGCCAAAGGCCGCCTGAATGACGATCTCGGCCAGCCAGTCGCCTTTGTCCTCGCCTTCCTCCCAGCGCTTCAACAGGAGCAGCTGAATGTGGGTCTTGAACTCGGCGAAGGTTACGGTGCGAGGCGCGCGCAGGCGGCGCTGCACCTTGATGTCGCTACCCCGGGCCAGGAGCTCGCCAGCTTCTTCCTGCCAGGCCAAGCGCGCATCGGCCCGAGCATCGATCGCTGGAGGCGCCTGCCGGTTGTCGTATTCAAACTGTGCCTTGCGAAGTGCGCCCATGGTCGCCTCCAGGTGGTGGGTCAGTCGGTGTATGCGATGTACTTGAAGAAGCCGTTCTTCGCGTCGAATCGCTCAAAGCGTCCGCCGAAGGTTCCGCGCACCTTGTCCTCGACCTCCTTGGCGGAGGTGCCAACAGGGAAAACGCCTTCCTTGATCATTGAGCTGCTGCTGTGTGGTTTTGCCACCCAGTCGATCTTGGTCGGATCAAGCACTCGCGGCTTAGTGGCGATGATCGGCAGCGGACCGCCGAGGCCGATGGAAGAGATCTCGCGGACGCACAAAGGGTCGTCAGTAGCACGCCAGCCGCAGCCAGGGCAGCACATGTCGGCGTTCTCGTGGGCCCAGCAGGGAGGGCTGATGTGGCAGCTGCAGTTCTCGACCTTCTCCAGCCGGATTTCACCCTCGCAGCCGTCACGGCCGCAGGTGTCTCCCTCGGAATATCCAAGTTCGCTCATGTCGTTTTGCTCAATTTGCGGCCGCATTGGCCAGATGCCAGGCGCGGGTGACCAAACCCAGCTATAAGACTGGCCTGGCACCTGCCGATGCGGTCGATTTGAAGGGAAGGGGATGCAGGCGCCCGGCGCTGCCCGGGAAGCATCTGGTCTGGCCGGGAAGGCCCCGGATTCGCCTGCGGTGATGCAATCTGCATCGGGGTGTGATCTGGCCGGTACTGATCTCCGGCTTGCGAACCATGCCGAGGTGAACGGCTTGCGCCTACCTCAATGCCAGTTATTGCGACCCAGTACCGCGCGGGCATATGAAACTACTTAGCTGGTGTCGATCGTTCGCGGGAACTGTTTGCTTTCAAACCTGCGCATCAGCCTGCGCATTCAGATCACACTCCGATGCAGCCTGCGATGGGGAGCAGGGCATCGGGCCGTCTTTCCGGCTGTCAGGGAATCAGTGCGAGCCGAACCGGCGGTGCATTTCCTGCTTGGCTACTGCGCGGGAAGCGAAATGTCCTGGCAGATTTTCCTGAGCCTCGATGTCGAAGATGACAAACGGGGCGAACTGGCCGTCCCCTTGAAACTCAGGACCATCGGGATCATCTGGTCTCACAGCGCCGTCAACTGCGTAGCGATCTTGGTTCATCGTCTTGCCCTCCAGGGCGGTTGATTTGGGTTACTCGGCTTCCAGCTTCGCGAGCTCCGTCCGGAGCTTCTCGATGCGCTCTTGCTTCGCCCTGGCTTTCGAGTCTTCGGCGACTGCAAAAAGGCTTTCCAGAGCGCGCGGGTCAGCCATGGTCGCTACGATCAGCCGACTCACATACTGGCTTAATGCAGCCTCCAGGATTGGGTTGCCCTGAGACCTGCTAATGGCATCACACAGCGATGCCAGCTCTGGCGTGTCGGGCTTGATACTGATCCTTCGTGCTTCCATGGTTCTCTCCAGTGGATTCCCAATGCCGCCTCATAGAAGCGGCATCAGTGAATCGTTGGTGTTTGTGATGGCTATTTGCTGCTGGTAATCTCGGGTAAGGTGAAAATCAGAGGCTAAGGCCATGGACCCGAAGAATCTCGCGGTACTGATGCAGCTCAAGCAAGCCATGGAAAAGGCGAACCCTCCTGCCATTCCTTCTCCATTCGAACCGCCACCACCGAAGAAGCCCAAAAGCGGCTGGATCGTCGCGAACTGCCGATTCTGCAAAACCACCAAGTTCAGCTATCGGGCTGACTGGGTTAATCCCCCAGTCATGTGTGAGGGTTGTCGCAACGAGCGCAAGACTCGCTACAAGCCTGGCGAAGGCGACACCCTTTACTCAGCGACCAAGGTTTTCCATGGAGGCTCGCCAGGTTCGGGAAAAGGGAAATGACCGAGAGCCACAAAGAGCTGATTGAGCGTCTAAAGCGAGCTGTCGCCAAAGTGCAGCGCGAACTTGATTCAATGCCGCCAGGCGAGGGCGGCGGCCTGGTTACCGAAATTCAAACATTGGAGCAGCGCATCAAGCGCGAGGAGCTTCATGCGTTATCTGGCTATCGGACTCCAAGGCGACCAGTATCTGGTGGCGCCCCGGGCTCTAATCGCCGCAAATGATGCTTTCCGCATAACCCTGTCAGGGGTATCTGGAGAGCATCCTGCCCGCTGATAACGGGCAGGTAATCTCTACTCCTTGCATAGGCCAACGGTCGCTTTCCCGTCAGTGACTTTCAGCGCGACACGGGATCACGGTCCCAAGGCCAAACGCTTACTCACCACCACGCAGCCTCTCCAGCTACGCCCTCCGATGAGGTCTCCTATGCCCAGCGCCGACATGAGGTCGAATCGCTGCGTACCGTTGCGCGGTACGTCCGCTGGCTATGCATCGGCCAGCTCGGCGTCCATCTGGTTGTTAAAGAGCGGTGGCCGGTTGAGGGCCTCCGCAGTCCCTGGTGGGTGACTGCGATGGGGTGAACTATACGAATCCTCATAATCCCAGTCAATACGGTTTTGCATAATTTTTCGAGTGGGTATGAAAAAGCCCGCACTTGGCGGGCTCTTAACGTATATGTCAGATCAGTTTACTGGGTCGTAACCCTGTACCCACATATTGAAGGTGTGCTGGGTCGAATTCCGGAAGCTGTCACACCAGGAATACGGGGCGCAGCTGAAGGTTCCCCTGATCGCATATTTCCCATCACCAAGGGACTGCTTGAACACCTGGCCATTGAGGAATCCGATCTGACTAGTAGGGTACGTTTGAATGAAGGTGTCGTTAGCTGACATAACCTTCATGCGAGTGACCATCGATGCACCTTCAATGGCCCGCGCCCACATGGCTGAACACTGTTTCTCCCCGCTGCACACCGGTGTTGGCTGGACATTATGGAGCAGCATGTCAGGTTTTTTTGGCGGAACAGCACAACCTGAAACGAACGATATCGCCAACGCGGCGAGAGCTACATGACGCATGGTTTCCCTCCCAGGGTAAATACTCAAAACAACTTGTTGAATTTCAACCTATCCCGCCACCTCTCCAGATGACCTTTCCGAGGAAGGGCATGTCATGCAAAGCAGCCTCACTGACAGGCTCATCTGGGTATGAAATTTTGTCCGGGTTGTCGCTGCGAATCACCCAGGAGCCGGTAAGCTGCTGGCTCAATCGCTTGATGCTGTTACCGCCATCTGGGCGACGGATAACGTACACCTGCTTGTCTTTGGGCTCCACCTTCGATGTATCGAAAAGAACAACATCACCCTCAAAAATATAGGGCTCCATGCTGTCCCCGTCGGCGTAGATAACAAACAGGTTCTCGGGCTTCGAGTTCATGCGCCTGATCCACTCGCGCTTGAAGGCCAGGCCTTCGGTTACCTCTACGTGTTCATTGAGGTAACCATTGCCGCAGGCGCCGCGAGCTGTGAACTGGGGGATCAAAGCGTATTCCTTTTCGCTCGGGGAGGTTAGTTCTCGCGTTTTTTCCTCGCCGCCGCCGAACAGAAGCCAATCGGGAGAGACGCCCAGCGCCATGGCAATAGGTTCAATAGTGCTCTTCCTTGGACTCTGACTTTCCCCGGAGAGGATCCTATTGATTGTGGGTTGTGGCACCTTGGCCCGCCTGCCCAGCTCACTTTCATTCAAGCCAAGCTCTCGCAGTTTGCTGCGGAGCCTATCTGCCACGCTCATAAAATCACCATACAAAAACGTATACGAGGAATTGTATTGCTCCGGGCTATCAGTTTCCGTATGATTTGATATGCAAAACTTCATAGGAGGACGGCCATGACAGTCCAAATGATGCTGGTACGCCTTTTTCAGCTTGGGCTGTCTCAGGCGCAGATCGCCAAAGACTGCGATACCACGCAACCGACCATCTGCAGAGCAGCGAAAGGCGGCGCAGATGTTCGCTACGAACTGGGAAAGTCGATCGAAACCCTGCTCAGCAAAACAGAACGAGCCGCAAAAAAGTCGGCTGAACGCAACCAGAAAGCAGCTTAAGGAGCAATCCCCGCATGTACGCCAACCGCAATCACCTGCATGACCGCGAGATCAAGGTCCGGGTCGATGAGGACACGTTTGAACTGATCCAGGCGCTGGCGAAGTTCCATCGCACCCAGCGGGCAGTGCTCTGCCGCGAACTGCTGGAGGCTCAGCTGGCCGCCCTAGCTTCGGAGAATAACGGCGATCAGCACGTGGCCTGAAGGCCCGTAGGAGGCCCCATGCCGAGCGAAGAAATCGGATTGGACCAGGGGCAGATGGAACAGCTGGAGCGAGAAGCGATGCGACGGGGCGTAAGTCCCGAGACACTCGCCGCTGAGCTGATCCGTCGTGAGCTGGCCAACCGAACCAAACCCCGCAGTCCGCGGGGAACCGTTACACCGTTTCACCGAAAGGCCTGAACAGGCCCTCATCCAGACACGTAGCAACCAGGGGAACACCTGATGGCCTATGACGACAAAACCCACCGCCACGACCACCAGGTCAAGGTCCGTCTGGATGACGAGGATTTCAACGAGTTGAAGGGGTATGCCCTGGAGCTCAAGGCTCAGCACAGCGTATTGGCCAGGGAAATCATTCTGGCCGCGCTGGCGTTCAAGAAAGAGCACGGGCATCTGCCGCTGATCAACGAGAAGAAGGCCAGGGCCTGAATAGGTCAGGGGAGGGCGAATGCCACCTGCAAATGACGCAGTACCGAAGCAGGACGTAGAGGTTGCGCGCTTCAGGGCGCACGACTTCGAGGACCTTGAGGCCTGGGCCGAAGAGGTAGGGATCAGCACCGACCAACTGGCCGAGCAGATCTTGAAGAAAGCTGCGCAGTTCTTGTCGCAGCGCGTGAAACCCAAGAGCAACAACGTGGTGCCGTTCGCGGCTCCAAGGTAACCGCCAGATCCCTAATTAGGGACTGGCAGCAAGAGCCCCTAAACAGGGACTGGCATCCGGCGCGAAGGCGCGCCACGAAACGATCAAGCGCCAAACGTGGCGCAAAACCAAAACCGCAAATCGCGGGCGCAAAAAAACCAGGTTCACGGCCTAGTCATTTGCGATACATAAGGAAAATCTACATGGGCAATTTAACCCAAAACGCCGTCAACGTAAACGGCCCACAAATCACGGTTGAGCAAGTTACGCCTGAAATGGCTCGGGCCTGGCTGGGTGCGAACGTCGGCAATCGGCCAGCGAGCTCGGCGCACGTGGCAAAGCTGGAGCGTGCGATCCGCGATGGGAAGTGGAAGATGACGGGTGACCCGATTCGCTTCTCCACCGGGGGCAGCCTGCTTGACGGTCAGCATCGACTGACTGCGATCCTGCAATCTGGTGAAACCGTTCCTTGCGTAGTTATGCGTGGCCTGGACGAGAGCATCTTCGACGTACTCGACAGCGGCAAGAGTCGCCAGAAATCGGATGTCCTCTTCGTGCAGCTCGGCCTGCCCGTTGAAACCTGCAAGATGCTTGCGACGGCCACCACGTGGATTATCGACTACGAAAAGGAGCAGTACGGCTTCCCTGGCAAGGCTGAGAAGTCCGAAGTATTGGACTTCGTTAAACGAAACCCACTGGCGATCGCCGCAGCCGAGTATGCCCAGGCACTCCCTCGTCAGGCGCCGGTGCCTCGCTCCGTGGCAGCGATGTTCTATTACTACGCCAGTCAAAATAGCCAAGCCAAGGCAGAGCGCTTCCTTGAGCGGTTTATGGTCGGCGCTGTCGATGGCGCGACGGATAACCTGCTTTATCTGCGCAATCGCTGCGCCGCAGCAACTCTTGATCGTCGCCCGATTCACCGCAGTCAGATTCTGCGCGCCCTGATTCGTATCTGGAATGCGGAGATGCGCGGAAAGCCTATCAAGCACTCCCAGAACGCCATGCGAACCGACGACGCATTCCCGACCTTCATCTGAACAGGATGGGGTGGGAAACCGCCCCTTTATCCATATGGCTGATCAAATTATTCAGTGCCAAGCCTCGCTGATCAAGGTCGAGAACAGATTCCGCAAGGACTTTGGCGACATTGAAAGCCTGGCCAAAAGTATCGCAGAACTTGGCCTACTGCAGCCTATCGGCATCGACTCCGGGTATCGCCTGGTTTTCGGTGAGCGTCGGTTGCGGGCATGCCTTTCCCTGGGCTGGCAGAAGATCCCAGTCCGCACCGTTCACATCGAATCGATCCTCAAGGGCGAGCTGGCCGAGAACGAATTTCGCAAGGACTTCACCCCATCCGAGCGTGTTGCCATTGGAGAGGCTATCGAGCGTGAGCTCGGCGACAGAATGGGGCGCCCACCCGAGGAAAGTCCGGAAAATTTACCGGACTTTCCGAAAGGAGACACCAGAGACATAGCCGCAAAGGCTGCTGGTTTTGGTAATGGCAAGACATATGAGCAGGCCAAGCGTGTAACCAATGACGCTGCGCCGGAGCTTGTCCAGGCAATGGACGAGGGCCGCGCATCTGTGTCAGCGGCGGCTTTGCTTTTGACACTGCCAAGAGACCAGCAGGCCGCTGTTGCCTCTGGCGATAAGAAGGCTATCCAGAGAGCCTCAAGGGACGCCAGGTCGTCGCTCAGGCCTACTCCTGCGGCAACTGATCTGGTTCTTACCGTGATCACTCAAATGGAGCTTTTAGCCCGCTATCTGGAGCGCAACGAGGTGGATTCGAGCTGCCTGCATGACCTGCTGGCTGCAGATCTGCGTGAGTGCGATCCGTCTGTGATTTCCAGGCTGTCTGCAGCCGCATCGCTGATGGCTTCGCTCGGGCGAATCGCCGAAAGCTCCCTCATGAAGGAGGCCGCCTAATGGCCCGTGCACGCAATATCAAACCTGGCCTGTTCAGCAATGAACTGTTGGCCGAGCTTCCTGCCTTCGACCGCCTGTTGTTCATTGGCATGTGGTGCCTGGCTGACCGGGAAGGGCGCCTTGAGGATCGTCCCAAGCGTATCAAGATGGAACTGTTCCCCTGTGACGACTATGACGTTGATGCAGGCCTATCCCGCCTGGCTGTTGCCGGATTCGTCAGCCGCTACCAGGTGGAGAGTTTCTCGGTCATCGAGATCGATAACTTCCAGAAACACCAGAACCCACACGGCTCTGAAAAAGACAGCGTGCTGCCAGATAAAGATGGGTATCTCACCGTTAACGAACGGAAGAAGAACGTTGTTTTACCCGGTAAGCAACGCAAGGTTCACGTTAAAGAACAGGTTTTTAACGTTAACCCACCGTTAGAGCCTGTTAACCCAACGGCCAATAACGCCCTGATTCCTGATTCTCCGAATCCTGATTCACTGATTCCTGAAGAAGATCAACACAACACTCAACGCGCGGAGCAGGAAAATTCCGCCGACCCAAAGGCGCCCTGCGAAATGACCCTTGAGTGGGTTCCCGATCAGAAGCTGCTGAAGGCCTACGCCGCGCGCATGGGCATTCCTGTTGACCGCTTCACTGCCGAGGCCACTGCCGCTTTCGTCTGCCACTACTCGGCGTCGTGCCGCGTAGAGACCCAGGCGTCCTGGGTGAGCCTGCTGGTGAAGTGGGTGAAGCGTGACTCAGTATCGGCGAGCAACATTCGCCAGTTCCCACTCCGTCGACAGGTGAACGGCCCTGACTTCGATGGTCGCGACTGGGCCGAAAACATGGACGGTGTCCTGTGAGCAAGCCTAAGCCGCCGAGAAGCGCGGCACAGCTCATGAAGGCAGCCGGGGCAACCGATGACCTCCCGGGCGCAATGGCTGGCTACAAGCCGCCACCAACGCCCGTGATGCCAAAGACTTTGCCGCCTGGCACGGTTGACGTCGTCAACGCGCTTTTTAAGGAGCTGCAGGCCATCTTCCCGGCTTGGAAGCAAGCGTGGCCGACCGACGCCGCACTGAACACCTCCAAGCGCAGCTGGATCAAAGCGTTCATCGTGGCCGAGATAAACACTCTGGAGCAGATCCGCTTCGGCATAGAGCGTTGCCGATCACTCGGCACAGACTTCGCACCGAGTGTCGGCAAGTTCATCAAGCTTTGCCAGCCGACACCGGAAATGCTCGGCATCCCGTCACACGACAAAGCCTTTCGCGAGGCGCTGGTGAACGCCCATCCGAGTCGGTTCGGGGGTCGAGTTTGGTCGCACCAAGCGGTTCGTCATGCTGCGCTGCAATGCGAGATGCACAACTTGGGCGACCTTATCCCCGAGAAGGCCAGCAAGGTATTCGACAGGGCCTATGACGTCACCATCCGCATGTTGATGCAGGGCAAGCCGCTGGAAGACATCTCTATCGGCATCGGCCACGACAGCCAGAAGAGTCAACTGGAGCTGGCCGAAGAGTACGCAAGCCAGCGCCAGGCGAGGCTGCTGGACCTCCAGCAGATCCCATCGAGCTCCGCCGCGTGCCGTGCACACCTGCTGGCCAAGTTAAACATCAAGCGCGCCGGGCAGCCGGTTGTGGAGGGGGTGTGATGAATTCCCTGTGGCTGGCCTTTGTCTTCGCGTTGTGTGCGATCGGCGGATGGGTTGGCGCGCACGAGAGCATCAAGAACGACTGCGACCGCATTGGTGGCTTCTACATCGGCAACACCACTTACAACTGCACCATCGGGAGGGCCAGGCCATGAACATCGACAAAGCAAAGCTTCAGCCCCTGCTGTGGGCAGTGGTAGGTGCATGGAGGGCCGGCGACCAGGATCTGCACCTGCGCACCGATGCTCTGGATGGATTCCTTGGGGAGCACACCGTGGAGGAGGTGGCCCTTGGCTTGCTCGCTGAAGTGGAGCGGCTGGAGGGTTGCGAAGAGGTGTTGCGCAACCTGGTCAGCTATGTCGGGGCTGATGCTTACAGCGCGTCTGAAGTCGCCCCCGAAGTGTTTGCCCGCAAGATCATGGACGGCATCAACATCCTCAATGACCCGCTGGCACAACTTGCCGAGAAGCGTGGCGCGGAGCGCGACCAGCTTGCAGCCGACAATGAAAGCTTGCGTGGCAGTTGCAAAGCAATGGGCTTGGATATGGGAAAGCTCACCCGTGAGCGGAACTCGTTCAGGCGTAGCGCCGAGAAGCTCAAGGCCGAGAACGAGGTGCTGCGCAAGGATGCCGAGCGATACCGGTGGCTGCGAGATGAATGTGGCGTGGTTGCTTACAAGGAAATCGCGGGCTCCATTGGTCCAGGCATGTTGCCATCTGGCGAAAAGCTGGAAGCGGCGATAGACGCCGCGAAGGAAAGGGAGGCCTGCCATGTCTAAGCCATCCAAGCCACGGCCTATGCCTGTTTACTTGGTCCTACGCCGCTTGCTAGACCCGGCCACCGGTAAGGAAGTCGCCGCGTTTGTACCGTCCTCTGACGCCGACCGGTCGATCCTGCGCGAGCGGGACTTCCGTATCAACACCAAGATCCGCGCCGACCTCAAACAGCCACGCAACCCACGGTTCAACGGATTGGTGCACGGCCTGGGCCGGGTGCTGAGCCAGAACATCGACCGGTTCGCGGGGAAGCAGTCCCATGACGCCATCAAGGCCCTGCAGCTGGAGTCTGGCGTGTACTGCGATGAAGAGCAGTTCGACATCCAGGGCCTGGGCCAGCTCACCCGCAAGACGCCACGCAGTCTCTCCTACGACTCGATGGGGGAGGAGGTGTTCCAGGACTTCTGGCGCCAGTGCTGCGCCTACCTGGTGCTGCATGACTGGCCGACGCTCACCGAGGAGCGGTTGACCGAGATGGCTGAATTCGAAGCGTTCAGGGAGGCGGCATGATCTGGATTATCGCTCTGGTTTTGGCATTGTCTGGCCAGCCGTTTGCCGCGGTCATCGCCTGCATGATCGGCCTGCTTATGGGGGCAAATTAATGCGCGTATCTCTCAAGGAAGTGAAGCAGAAGACCTGCAAGGCGTGCGGCGGGAAGTTCCGGCCATCGCTGTCGACGCAGAAGGCCTGCAGCGTGAAGTGCGCGCTGGCCATGGCGCCGGTGAATCACGATAAAGCCCGGAAGGCCATCGACCAGCGCAAGCGCCGCGAGATCAAGGTTCGCAAGGAGGGGCTCAAGACCCGGGCGGACCATGCCAAAGAAGCCCAGGCCGCGGTCAATCGCTATGTCCGGCTGCGAGACGCGCATCTGGGCTGCATCAGCTGCGACAAGTCAGCCGCATGGCAAGGGCAGTGGCACTGCTCGCACTTCCGCAGCGTAGGCGCGGCCCCGCACCTGCGGTTCAACCTCTGGAACATGAACAAGTCATGCAGTGCCTGCAACAACTTCCTGAGCGGAAATATCGTGGCCTACCGGCCTGCACTCATCGAGAAGATTGGTCAGGAAAAGGTCGATTGGCTGGAGTGTAACAACCGCTTGGCGCGCCACGACATCCCGTACCTGAAGCGGATGAAGGTTGTATTCACTAAAAAAGCCAGCCGGCTGGAGGCTCGAATCCAATGCAATGCAGCGTGAAAGATTGCGGGCAAGCCGCAAGATATAAGGCCGCTCAGCTGTGCCAAAAGCACTACTTCCGCGTCAGGCGGAATGGGGATGTCGAGAAGCTTCCAGCGAGCCGAATTCAGCGCGTAGTCACGCCAAACGGTTACGTGCGTATCTGGGGCCCAGAGCACGCCCTTGCTGATCGCAACGGGTATGTGTTCGAGCACCGCCGAGTCATGTGGGAAGTTGTCGGTCCTGGATGCCGAGATTGCGAGATCTGTTCCAAGCACGAGACCTGGCTGACTTGCCATGTCGACCACATCGATGAAAACCGTCAGAACAATCAGCGAGTCAATCTCCGGGTCCTATGCCGGGGCTGCAACGTTAAGCGAGGCTTCAAGCCGGAAAGCTACGAAAGGCGGGGTCGGGCCGGACTTGTTGAGTTCGAAGGCAAGAGGCTGACGCCGGCGCAGTGGGCCCGCGATCCAAGGGTCAAGATCAGCGGAGCGACCATCATCCGAAGAAAGCTGGCAGGCATGTCCGACCATGACGCTCTGTTCGCGGAGAAAAGAACGCATAACGGGAATAGGCGGCCCATCAAGGCCGAGTACCGGGCAAAGATCAAACAGCTGAAGGAGGCTGCAGCATGACCCCAGCATGGGCGTTTTTCATTCTGGCCGTGATGCTTGTGGCATCCGGTGGGGCTTTGGCCTGGGGATCGGCCTTGGCGCGAAAGCGTAGTTACGAAGAATTCATTGTGAACAAGAACAGCCGGAACAAGGGGAACCGACCATGAAAGTAATCAGCGCTCGCCAAGTCTGGCACGACGCACTTCACGAAAACCGCGCCTCCGCCCTGGCTGTTGCCGCTGAACAGGCCGCCCTGGGCAAGAAGGGTGGCGCTGGCGACGTGAAGATCATGGTGATGCTGGAGAACCATGACGGGCAGGAGGTGTGCAAGGTGTACGAGGTCCGCAAGGAGGGGGTGCAAGAAACTCGACCTGGTCGCCGCCTCACCAACGACCGCTGTGCGCACATGCTGACCGCGGGCCTGGTGATTCAGGCGATCGACTCCCTGCCGAAATCGCTGCGCCACCTGGGCAATTTCCTGTACTCGCCCGTGGCCAGCGGTAACGACCTCAGCATATCCCATGGCCTGGTATGGCTGGGAAGCGGCCTGGAAGCGCTCACAGACCGAAAGAAGCAGCGAGCCTACTGGATGGCTATGGCCGCGCTCCAATCGCACAAGACGCTCGTTCACGGCGGCGAGGCGATGGGGCCGGGAGCGGTATGCATGTTCGTCGAGGATCGAACCGGCGAGAAGATGAATCCGCAGAACTGGGCCAGGGATTGGCAGGAGATTTGGGAGGCGCTTTGTAATCACGTTGACAAGTTGGACAAGCAGGCTCTCAAGCCAGTTGCTGCGGTCGTTCAGCGGCTTCGTGATCGTGAGGAAGAGGAAGCAGAAATAGCAGCTTGACCATTTGAGGAGTGTTCTGGCAGTATTTCGCCATCGTCATAATTTCGCCTAAGGCGAAAACATTCAAGCCCGGCCCAAAAAGCCGGGTTTTTTATTGCCCCCGAGAGGGCCTCAAGAGTCCCGGCTATTGCCCCGGTTTTTTTGTTGTCCAGCGCTTATATACTGCTCTCCAAACTAAGAGGGCATGGCATGTATACTTTTTTTCATGCGGACAGAAATGCGTCGCTAAAGCCAGGTCAAGAATTGGATGTCGATCATCGAGGGCTATCAATTTTTGGATCGGTCTATTGGTCTCAAATCCAAGTGGTGCCTCCTCCCGGCTCAGACTCTGCCGTGATACGAGAGTATTGCGCTGAAAAGGCATTGGACATTGTTGGCTTTCCCTGGTCGAGGCATTGCTCGATATTTGCAGCAGAAACCGTTGAACAAGCAATTGATTTTGCGCGTTCGATCAAGCCAGTTCCTGACAATCCGATTCCCATCTACGAGATTGTTGCAAGCCGTGCGTCAAGGCATGACGTGACATGGCTAGACTTCGAGGCTAGCTTAGAGGCTCGCATTGAATATGCCTGCGCATACTGGCGCATGCAGGAGTCGAATCACCAACCAGAAGAGGGACCGCGCAAGTTGCCTCAATGGGAAATCCTTATCCCCCTTCCAGCTAGGGTTGGTGCGCAAGTAGCGACAGTCTGCTTTTAGGGTTCGTTGCTTTTTCAGGGGCCTCGGCATTTGCCGGGGCTTTTTCGTTTTCGGCTCCACCACACCCATCGCTCCAAGCTGGGAGTGCCACTGGGGCTGATTTAAACCCGCAGGTTCTGGAGTCGAGCATGAAGAGCGAATACCGCTGCCTTGTTGAGGCGATCATCTGCTGCGAGCAGAAGCTAAAAGAGGCCAAGGCTCTTCAGCATGATGCTCAAGAGAGGCTCACCCAGGCAAACGTCTTCGTGGAGCATCAAGAATCCAGTCTCCAGGAGAGCGAGAGGAAGCTGATCGAACTGGAGTCGAAGATTCTTGCCCAAGAACCGCCAGGGCTGGGCGACGAGATCAAGGAGATCAACGCCTCTCTGAAGATCATTTGTCGCGAGGTCATGCGGCCAGAGGTCTAAAGTCCCATTGGCTTGGTAAGCAGCTGTACTCCTATCGAGAGAGCTTGGTTAAGGACTTCCGAGGCGACGGTCTTCGCGCCGGATTTCGTGGCTTCAGAGAGTTTCTCGCCGAGAGTCTCCGTCCCCAGAGATGGCTTGGGTACGTGCTTCAAAGCCTGTAGCCCGTAAGGCGTGAGCACATAAACGAAAATGTTTACAGGGGCGGCTTTGTTCGTGATGAACCCCGCGTGCACGAGCCACGCTAGCGTAGCTTCGAAAAATTCTGTCTCTGGGTCGCGCTCACCTTCAGTGACGGCACCCCCTGAAATAGGGTCGTACTCAAGATATTTTACGACAGAGAGGCCGGCGACATCTGGGCCCACGCTCGATGGAATGGGAAATCGCTCATACAGAAACGCGAGTATGTCAGCGCTCATTTCATCGAAGCGCTCAATGTTTGTTTTTGCCATGGCTCCGTGTCTTGTCTAGCCGTAGGGGTGACGACGATAGCACGGAGCCATGTTTTTCTTCTTTGCACACTTGCCCGATCCCTGAAGGGGTCTCAATCGGGCCTTTTCTTCCAAGGACACCCCTTATGGCCGAACCAACAAGCACTGCCGCCAGCGTAGTGCTGGGAAAATACGGGGTGGTGATGGCTGCATTCATCGGCTCGATTCTTTCGCTTGGCTTCCTGAAGGATCTGACCCGCTTCCAGGCAGCGACCGCTGTTGCCACCGGCTTCGGCTTCTCGGTCTACCTGACCCAGCCCGTCACCGCCTGGCTTGCCCCCAAGCTTGAGCTTGCAGTGACCGATGACCTGCTGTGCGGCGTGGCCTTCGTGCTGGGCCTTACAGCCATGAACATCATCCCGGCAATCAAGGCTGCCATGGGGTCGTTCGTCACGGCTCGAGGTGCCTGATATGAACAACATCCTGGTTTCAGCGCTGACTGCCCTGGACGTGTTTCTGTGCGTTCTAGTGGTGGCCGCCGCGTGCGACTACCTGCGCAAGGTTCGTCCAGCGGACCAGCCGCTCTTGAGCATTGCGTTCTACCTGGTTGCCATCGGCGGATTCGGGGCATTCGCCACAGCCCTGCAGGGGCAATGGGTGAATCCATTCGGCGCGATGCTTCATGCCGGTGTTGTCGCATATGCCTGGGCCCGACGCGGTCACGTGTTCAGTTGAGTCGCGCCACACATTCAAGGTGCGCCGTTTCGTGGCGCGACAACCCCCAGAGGAATCACCTATGGACAACCAGCACAAGAAAATCACCGGTTACCGCGACCTGAGTCAGAGCGAGATTGACGGCATGAATTCGATCAAGGCCCTGGAAGCGGGCGCCGGCGAGCTGTTCAAGCAGATCGGGCAGATTGAGGGTGTCGACCCACGCCTGCTGGCTCTGGCTAAGACCAACCTGCAGCAGGGCTTCATGTGGTTCGTGCGCTCGATTGCCAAGCCTGCTGATCCGTTCTGCTGAGATCTCCCCATGACTACCATCGCCTACAAAGACGGCGTGATCGCCTACGACTCTCGCCAGACCCGTAACAGTGCAATCGTTTCTGACGATGCCCCGAAGCGCCAGGTTGTCGACGGCGTCAGCTTCTTTCTCTCTGGCGCCGTATGCGATGAGAAGGCCTTGATCGCCGCGTACTTCGGTACTCCATCGGCAGTTCCTGTGGAGTGCTCAGGCTATGTCGTCGATGGCGACAAGCTGATGATGGTCGGTCATGACGACAAGACGGGCATCTGGAGGCAGGATCTCGACCCGACCAACCCCGACGCCATTGGCAGCGGTGCCCCATATGCCCTGGCTGCAATGGACATGGGTGCAAGCGCTGAGGAAGCGGTGCGTGCCGCGATGAAGCGGGACATCTACACCGGCGGGAAGATCAGAACCCTGAGGCTTGACCAGCATGCAAAGGCCAATACCTCCACGTGACCTGATCGAGTCGCCCTGGCTGATCCTTCGGCCAGCTCCTGATGTGTGGGAGTGGATACAGCAGGAGATCTTGGCCGTCACCGGCAGTATCCACAACGAAGAGCACGCGCACCTGATCGACGCCAACATCGGCGTGCTCTGGGCATCCTCTGGATTCGCCAAGCAGGGCCGGGTGGTGCTGGGCCAGGCCGAGCAGGTCATGTTCCGTGCCGGTGGCTGGCAGAAAGCTCGCCAAGAGCAGCAGATGCGGGACTGGTTCGGCGAGGAGCCGGATTACCTGATCACCCTGGCCGCTGACTACTGCGCCCAATGCACCGACGCTGAGTTCTGCGCCCTGGTCGAGCATGAGCTCTACCACATCGCCCAGGCGACCGATCAGTACGGCGCGCCCAAGTTCACCCAAGAAGGTCTCCCCAAGTTGCAGATGCGCGGACACGACGTTGAAGAGTTCGTCGGTGTGGTTCGTCGCTATGGGGCAGGGGAAGGCGTTCAGCAGCTGATTGACGCTGCAAGCCGGCCGCCTGAGGTGGCCAAGATCAACATTGCGAGGGCCTGTGGAACCTGCCTGCTTAAGTCGGCTTGATGTTTGACAGGCGCTTGACGGAAAACAATCTATGGCAGCCCTGAGCAACGAGGTGAAGGCCTTCATCGTTCAGGCGTTGGCCTGCTTCGATACACCGTCTCAGGTGGCAGAGGCCGTCAACAAAGAATTTGGCATTGAGATCAGCCGCCAGACGGCGGAAAGCCATGACCCCACCAAGCGGCAGGGGCGCAACCTGGCCAAGCGCTGGGTGACCCTGTTCGAAGACACTCGGAAGCGTTTCCGAGAGGAGACGGCAGAGATCCCCATCGCCAACCGAGCGTTTCGCCTCCGCGGGCTGGGCAGGATGGCTGAGAAGGCCGAGAGCATGCGCAACTTGGCGCTGACTGCCCAGCTGTACGAGCAGGCAGCCAAGGAATGCGGCGACATGTACGTCAACCGCAAGATAGAACCCGACAAGCCCCTGGGCTCCCAGGCGGACCAGCAGCACGCTGTCGCTGAGTACACCCTGGAGCCAGACGAGAATGTCCCCGCTACCCCGTACCTATGAGGCACCGGTCAAGCTGACGCCGAAACAGGCAAACATCTACGTCTGGGGATACCAGCGGAATGCGCGCTTCCGTGACGCGGTGTGCGGTCGCCGATTTGGCAAGACCTTCCTCGGGAAGGCAGAAATGCGCCGCGCTGCCCGGCTGGCTGCTGAATGGGGTGTGAGCGTCGAGGACGAGATCTGGTACGCCGCCCCGACACAAAAGCAGGCTCGCCGGGTCTTCTGGCGCCGCCTGAAGCAGGCCATACCCCGCGAGTGGAGAGACTGCAAGCCGAACGAATCGGACATGCTGATCACGCTCAAGAGCGGTCACTTGATACGCTGCGTGGGCTTGGAGAACTACGACGACCTGCGCGGCTCCGGCCTGTTCTTTGTCCTGGTGGACGAATGGGCCGACTGCAAGTGGGCTGCCTGGGAAGAAGTCCTGCGGCCGATGCTCTCGACCTGCGAGTACGTCGTCCCTGGAATTGGTAAGTGCAAGGGCGGTCACGCTCTGCGCATCGGCACGCCGAAGGGGTTCAACCACTGCTTCGACACCTACCGCGACGGCCAGCCCGGCGGAGAGCCTGACCACAAGAGCTGGCTCTACACCTCGCTGCAGGGCGGCAACGTTCCAGCCGAAGAGCTGGATGCGGCCAGGCGGAAGATGGACCCGCGTACGTTCCGGCAGGAGTACGAGGCCAGCTTCGAGAACTACGCCGGCGTCGTCTACTACACCTTCAGCCGCAGCGAGAGCCGGACCAGCGAGCGCATCAAGCCCGGCGAGGCTCTGCACATCGGCATGGACTTCAACGTCATGAAGATGGCTGCGGTGGTCTACGTGGTACGCGAAGGCCTGCCACTGGCCCTGGATGAGTTCCATTCGGTGCGCGACACGCCCGAGATGATCGAGAAAATCAAGGCACGTTTCCCTGGGCATGGTATCGCGGTCTATCCCGACGCCAGCGGCCAGAACACCAGTAGCAAGAACGCAAGCGAGTCGGACCTTTCCCTGCTGCGCAAGGCTGGGTTCACGGTGATCGTGGACAGCCAGAACCCAGGAGTAAAAGACCGCGTGAATGCCGTCAATGCCATGTTGCTGAACAGCTACGGCGAGCGCCGCCTGAAGGTCAACACCGATCAATGCCCGCAGTTGACGCTGTGCCTGGAGCGGCAGACCTATGACAAGCATGGCGATCCCGACAAGGACCCCAAAAAGGGTCACGACCACATGAACGACGCCGCCGGCTACTTCATCGCCAAGCGGTACCCGATCAACGTCGATATGACCGTTACCCAATCCCTGAGAATGTGACCATGAGCGATAACCCAAGCATCACGCTGCCCGCAGTCGACGCCATGCGCGCCTACTGGGCCGTGATCACGCCGCTCATGGGCGGGACGATGGCCATGCGAGCGGCGGGCAAGACCCTGCTGCCGCAGTATCCGGCCGAGGATGACGATTCCTACAAGGAGCGTCTGCGTCTCTCGACTCTGCTGCCGGCCTATTCCGAGACGGTTGGCAATATGACCTCCCGGGTGTTCGCCGAGCCGCTGCAGGTCGGTGACGATGTGCCTGAAGCTATCCAGGTGATGGCCAAGGACATCGACATGGCCGGTAACGACCTCAACTCCTGGTCGGTGGAGTTCTTCCGCGAAGGCCTGAGCCAAGGTCTGTGTCATGCGTTCGTTGATCACCCGCCTGCTGAGGGTGTTCGCACCCAAGCAGATGAGCAGGCTGCCGGTGTGCGGCCCTACGTCGTCCTGGTGAAGCCTGAGCAGGTTCTGGGCTGGCGCTCCAAGGGCGGGGTGCTCACCATGATCCGCTATATCGAAGTGGTCGAGGAGGAGGAGGGCGACTTCGGCGCCAAGTGCGTCGAGCAGGTCCGCGTGTTGGAGCCAGGCAAGTGGCGGACCTACCGCCGTGCCGAGAAGGGCGGTGCATGGGCGCTGCATGACGAGGGCACCAACAGCCTGACCAGCATCCCTTGGGTGACGTTCTACACCGGGCGAACTGGCTTCATGACTGCCAAGCCGCCGCTGCTGGAGCTAGCTCACCTCAACGTCAAGCACTGGCAGAGTCAGAGCGACCAGGACAACATCCTGCACGTCATCCGCGTGCCGATTCTGGTACGGATCGGCGTGCAGCCGATGTTCAACGACCAGGGCCAGCCGGTACCGCCAGAGTTCAAGGTCGGCACCGGTTCTCTAACCGATCTGCCACCCACCGGCGACCTAAAGTACGTCGAGCACACCGGGCAGGCTGTGGAAGCTGGCCGGACAGCGCTGCAGGACCTGATAGGCGAGATGCGCATGGCCGGAGCCAAGCTGCTGACCCCCGAAAAGGCTGCCACCAAGACTGCCACACAGGCCGAAGAGGAGGCAGCACAAGAGCTTTCCCCGCTGGCGCGCATGGCGAACCACTTCGGCGACTGCCTGGCCCAGCTGCTGCAGTACATGGCCGAGTATCGCAGCCTCGGCGAGGGTGGCGCGGTCGAGATGCGCGGTAACTTCGATGTTGACTACATGCCGGAAGTCTCGCTGCCGACCCTGGTGGCTATGGCCAACGCCGGCATGATCTCCAAGGAAACGCTGTTCACCGAGATGCAGCGCCGCGGCGTGATCAGTGACGAATACGACTGGGACGAAGAGCTTGAGAAGATCGAGTCCCAAGGCCCTGCGCTTGGTGCGCTGTGATGAAGACGGCCAACGAGAGGTTGCTGGATGAGCTGATCGGGCATGAGGTTGACCTTTCCAGGCTGAGCAATGGCCAGGTCAGGGCGATCATCAAGATTCTGAACAGCAAGGACGCCGAGCTGCGGGCTGCACTCATTGAGGCGATCGACAATCTCGGTACCGATCTATCGGCGCCGGCAGTGGATAGGGCGCTGGCTGAAGTGCTGCGCCTTAACCAGGCCACATTCGTCGAGATCCGTCAGGCGATGGACCAGGCCACCGACAGCCTGATCAGCTACGAACTCGCCTTCCAGCAGGGCGCGCTGCGAGCAGTTCTGCCTGCGGTGGTGCAGGAGGCTTTCCCCGTCGTTGCGCCAGTGTTCAGCCGGGTCAAAGCAATAGCTCAGGCCAGGCCATTCCAAGGGCGTCTGCTCAGGGAGTGGATGGCCGGCATTGAGGCGACCCGCGCCGCTGCCGTTCGCGATGCCGTCCGCGCTGGCGTGGTTGAGGGGCGCACGACTGCCGATATCGTCCGCACCGTCATGGGTACCCGGGCACAGAACTACGCCGATGGCATCCTGCAGAAGTCCAGGCGCGAGGTTGAGGCAGTCGTCAGGTCCGCCATATCGCACACCGCTGAAACGGCCAGCGATGCCGCCTACGAGGCCAACAGCGACATCATCAGCCATGTTGAATGGCTCAGCACCCTAGACACGCGCACATCGACCGATTGCCGCATCAGGGATCGCCTGCCTTACACCTTGGGTACTTACAAGCCGATCGGGCACAAGATCCCGTGGCTAGCTGGACCTGGGCGGATTCACTTCTGCTGTCGGTCCACCAAGCTACCGATCCTGAAGAGTGCATCCAGGCTTGGATTCAGCGACAGCGCCACACGGGCCAGTATGGACGGCCAGGTGCCGCAGTCGACCACATACGCGGATTGGTTGCGTCGTCAGCCGGCAGTGCGCCAAGACGAGATTCTCGGACCGGCGCGAGCGCGGCTAATGCGGGAGGGCGAGTTGAAGCTTGAAGCCTTCTACAACGACAAGGGCAAGTTCCTGACATTGGATGAGCTGCATCAGAGGCGGATATTTAAGTCGATTGGTTCTTGAGATAGCCTGCTACCTTCCAACTCGGATGGTTCAGCATGAGTGAACAAATTCAGAATCAAATTTCCGGTGCTCTGGAGCAGCTGTTCAGTGCGGTATCTCAGCTGCAGGCTGCTTATCCAGGCAAACCGTTCACGCTTGACGGCAGATTGGTTGGCGACATAGGGGAGGTTGTCGCGAGCCTAAACTATGAGCTCACGCTGAATGAGGGCCTGACAAAGCACCACGATGCGATCTCTGACGATGGGCGGAAGGTGCAGATCAAGGCGACGTTTAGCAAAAACCTGACTTTTCCGGTGCATCACGTTCCTGACTACTACCTTGGAATCAAACTATATCGGGACGGTACTTTTGAAGAAATCTATAACGGCCCCGGGTATCTGATTAAGGAAGAGTTAAAACGGCGTGCGCCGACAAGCACAGGATTGCATGGCGGCCTTATGAGTCAGCTCATACGTATCAACAAAGATGTTCCGGAAGATCAGCGAATACCCAAACGCAAACTTTCAACATAACCCGCTTCGGCGGGTTTTTTTCTGCCTGCAGTTCGGATGAGCGGGGCGCAATTGGGCCGGAAGGCCTGCCAATGGGCGGATGCCCGGAGAACGATCCATGAAGCTCAAACTTGACGACAACGGCAATGTGGTCCTGCAGAACGGCCAGCCGGTCTATGTTCACGATGACGGCAAAGAGGCTCCATTCGACGCTGCTGCTGCCGTTACCAAAATCTCGGCATTGAACCGTGAGGCCCAGGGGCATCGCGAGGCCAAAGAGGCAGCTGAGGCCCGCGCCAAGCTGTTCGAAGGTATCGAGGATGCCGAGGCCGCGATCAAAGCGCTGGAGACCGTCAAGAACCTCAAGGAGGGTGATCTGGTCACTGCCGGCAAGGTCGAAGAGATCAAGTCTGCCGCCAAGCGCGCTGCTGAAGAGCAAGTTGCAGCAGCTGCCAAAGCGGCCGCAGAGCGCGAGAAGACGTTGCAAGGCGACTTGGAAAAACTGCAAGGCCAACTGCATGGCGAACTCATCGGAGGGAGCTTCAGTCGGTCGAAACTGATCGCGGAGAAGTTCGCGATTCCAGGTGACCTGGTTCAGGCCCGCTTCGGTCAGGCGTTCAAGATCGAAGAGGGCAAGGTGGTCGCCTACGACCAGGCCGGCAACAAGATTTTCAGTCGCGCCCGCCCAGGCGAGGTGGCGGACTTCGACGAAGCGCTCGAAGCCCTTGTCGATCAATATCCCTACAAAGACCAGATACTCAAAAGCTCCGGTGCAAATGGCGGCGGCGCACCTAACGGCAGCCACACTGGCGGCAAGCCACCTGCAGGTAAGGGCAACTTTGGCGGCAACAAAGAAGACCGCCTGCAAGCAATCAAATCGCAGTTCCCTGATCTAGCCCAGCCCTGATCAGACTCTGGCTGTCATCCCGGATGGGGTACGGCGCACCTGGGCGGATGCCCGACAACCATTCATTGAGCCCATCCGGGCAACAGCTATAGGAGCTCCAACATGGCGCTTTCCGATATGGAAGTGTTCAACACCTACTTCATGCCTGCGACCATCGAGACGCTGGCGCAGATGGTCGAGCGGTTCAACGCCGCATCCGGTGGCGCGATTCTGCTGACCACCGACGGCTTTGACGGCGACTTCCTGCAGACCAGTTTCTACGCTGGCCTGGCGGGCGCGCGTCGTCGCGTGAACCGTTACGGCAACAACGGCAACGTGAACGCTGTCGACCTGACCCAGCTCAAGCACAACACCGTCAAGGTCGCGGGCGGCTTCGGCCCGGTGCGTTATGAGCCATCCCAGATGACCTGGCTACGCAAACCAACTGCCGAGGGCGTAGAAGTGGCGTCCCGCTACTTCGCCGAATCCCTGCTGCAGGACCAGCTGAACACTGCCATCGCCGCGTTGGTGGCAGGCATCGGCAACCAGGGCGCTGCCGCGGTCGTCGACGTGTCGGGCACCAAGAAGGTGGACTACATCGCTGTGAACGACAGCCATGCGCTGTTCGGCGATCACTCCAGCCAACTGATCGCCCAAGTGATGGATGGCGCCCAGTTCCATGCCTTCGTGGGCCAAAACCTCACCAACGCCGAGCAGCTGTTCAAGTCTGATGCCGTCCGCGTTGTCGACATCCTGGGTCGCTTGGTTGTGGTGACCGATGCTCCTGCACTCTACAGCGCTGCTGTGGCCGATCCGGCCGCGCCGGCCAAGCGTCGAGTGCTATCCCTGGCCCAGGGGGCAGCCACTGTCCACGATGCCCGCGATCTGATCTCGAACATCGAGACGAGCAACGGCAAGGAGCGCATCGAGACCACCCTGCAGATCGACTACAGCTTCGGCGTAGGACTCCGCGGTTATGCCTGGGATGTTGCTAACGGTGGCGCCTCGCCGGACGACGCGGCTCTCGCCACCGGCGCGAACTGGGACGAGGTCGCGACCAGCATCAAGCACACTGCTGGCGTCATGGCTATCGGCCAGGCCTGATCAATCAAAATGATGCGGCCTTTCGGGGCCGCCTACCTCGGAGACTGACATGTCCGAAAAGATCATTTACGAGCGCCATCCGGTGACAGCCGAGCGCAAAGCCGACCTGCGTCGGAAGGGCTACAAGATCATTGATGTGAGCTTTGCGCCGGCCGACTACGAGAATCCTGAGCCGATCAAGGTCGCTAAGCCCAGCGATAAACCATCTCTCGATGCCTTGAAAAAGGCCTTGGACGAGAAGGGCATCAAGTACGACGGGCGTGCCGGAGCTGCTGCCCTGCAGAAGCTGCTCGACGACGCCATCAAGGTCGAGGGGCTCAAGGCCAGTCTGACTGAGAAGGGTATCCAGTTCGAGCTTGACGCCAGTCTGGAAGATCTGCAGAAGCTGCTGGGCGAGGCCGTGTGATGACTGCCTACGTCAGCATCGAACAGGTGGATGCCCTGCTGGGAGCCGACTGGGCGCCCGATGAAAAGAAGCCGCGCGCGGTGCTGATGGCCAACACCTGGCTGACCAACCTGGGGCTGCCTGCGTTCGACCCAGTGCCTGACGATGTGGTCCAGGCTGGCGCAGAGATTGCCCGGGAGGCTGCCGCTGGCAACATATTTGCGGCCAAGGAAACCGGGGTGCTGAGCAAGTCGGTGGATGCCGACGGAGTTTCCAGCAGCAAAACCTACTCGGCGTCCGCCCGAAAGATCAGCGCCGGTGAGTCATTCGCCTTGGCGCTGCTGAGCCAATACCTGGGTACCGGCCAGGCCAAGATAGTGAGGGGCTGATATGGGGCTTCGAGACGAGCTGCAGGCCGACATGGCTGAGGCCTTTAACACTGACCTGGCTGATGCTGTTAGTGCGGTAGAAGGCAGCAGGGCGGTGAAGGGTGACTACGACCCCGCAATTGGTGGCGCCCCAGGGACAACTGTCTTCTACACCGGGCGCGGCGTGTTTGGGCAGTACAAGGCCAGCGAGATCGACGGAGCGCGCATTCTGGCTTCGGACGTTCGCCTCAAGGCCCTCCAGAACGAACTGTTCATGCAAGAGGGCGGGGTGGTCACAGCTATCTCCGCGGTACCGGCCATCAACGACCGCATCAGCGGCTACCGCGTGGTCAACGTCGGCCAGGACGCCGCCAAGGCTACCTGGACCATTCAGCTGAGGAAGTGACAATGGCGCGCGGATCGCACATGAAAGAGCGGTACGGCGGACAGTCCGGCAGTTTCGCTCTTAGCCTCGCCGAGTTTGCCCAGCAGGCCACCGAGGCTATCGACGCGAGCTTGCGTGAGATCGTCATCGAGCTGGGCGGTTCGCTGATCCGGATGTCGCCAGTTGATACCGGGCGATTCCGGGGCAACTGGCAGTTCAGCGTCGACACGCCGGCCAGCGGCACGCTTGACGAGGCGGACCCTTCAGGATCCGCAGCCACGGCGCGCTTGATTGGTGACTCCATCGCTTTCCGCGCCGGCGAATCAGCCTTCATCGTCAACAATCTGCCCTATGCCATACCGCTGGAGTTCGGTCACTCCGACCAGTCCCCGGGCGGAATGGTCAGGATCACCGTCGCTCGCTTTCAGCAGATCGTGCTGGAGGCCATCAGGAACAACCAGGTATGAGCCACGCACGCGCACGCCAGGCCATTGAGATCAAGCTGGCGGCCTGGGCAGCTGCGCGCCCGATCCGGGTTGCGCACATGGAGGAGGACTTCGAGGCCGCTCCGGGCGAAACCTACCTCCGGGCCTTCCTACTGCCGGCCAGCACCACGACCCGCTACTTGGCTGCTGAGGCCTATGAGTACCGGGGCATCTACCAGATCAGCATCATCTGCCCGGCGGGCCAAGCCCTGGCTACTGCCGAGGCCTTGGTCGACGAGCTGAGCACACTGTTCCGCGTCGACACCGAGCTCAGCCGCAACGGCTTCGAAGGCTTGATCGTCGAGCCGCTGGAGCAGGGGCCCACCATCACCGAGCCGGCGACCTACACGGTCCCGACCAGCTTCACCTACCAGGGTGTCGCAGACCAACCGCCCGCTGGGGCATAACCAACCGCCGCCCGGCGGGCATCAATGAGGAAATACACCATGGCCGCACGCTTCCCGCTGCCGAACGGAGCTACGCTCGAGATCGCCAGAGTCATTGGCGCCGCCGTAGCGTTCACGGCACTCACCAACGCAAAGCCGCCGGTGGCGACCGCTGCCGGTCACACTATCCAGAACGGCGACGTTCTGCTGGTCAACTCCGGCTGGGCACTCATCAGCGACCGCGCCGTTAAGGCCTCAAACGTCGCCGATGACGCGTTCTCTCTGGCTGGTCTCGATACCAGCGACGCAGAAAAATTCACCGCAGGCGCGGGCGTGGGTTCCGTGTACCCGGTTTCCGACTGGGTTCAGATCTCGAAGGTCACGTCGTTCAACTCGGCCGGTGGTGAGCAGCAGTATGCGACCGTCGGCTATCTGGAAGATGACGACGACAAGCAGTTCCCCACCAACCGCAACCCGACCACCTTGTCGATAGTGGTGGAGGACCAACCTGCCGCCCCTTACGTGCAGGCTGTAGAGGGTTACGACGCCTCCAAAGAGCTCGCGGTGATCCGTATGAAGCTCCGCAACGGTGACCAGATCCTGTACCCAGGCTACGTCAGCATCACCCCTGATCCGACCATGGAGCGGAACAACGTCATGACCCGAACCATCAGCGTCGGTCTGTCTGCTCGTTCGCTTCGTTACCTGGCTGGCGCGTAAGGAGTTCCCATGGCAAAGATCAAAATCGCGCAGAACCCAACGTTCGGCGCAGCTGTACAGCTTCCACGGGTGGGCTCCGATCCAGTGGAGGTTGGGTTCGAGTTTCGCTACTTGGACCGTATCGCGCTATCCGAGATGTTCGATCACTGGAACAAAGCGCGTGACGCCTGGGCGGAGAAGGCGAAGGAAGAGGGTGTCAGCTGGAAGGACGCCACCACCGCCGAAATCGAGCTTCAGGCTGAGCAGCTGAAGGACATCGTGGTTGGCTGGGATCTCGACGACAAGTTCAGCGACGACGCCATCCTCGATCTGGTGCGAACCTGCACTGGTGCGCCAAAAGCTGTCATCGACGCCTTCCAGAACGCCTATAACCCGGCACGCCTGGGAAACTGAGGGCGGCGGCCCGCGCCTGCTATGAGCGCGGCCCATCCGCCGAGCAGCTAGCGGCCTTGGGGCTTACGCCAGACGACATCGATGAGGAAGAGGTAGAGGTCTGGCCGGACGCCTGGCCAGCCTTCCGCCTGCTCGAAGCGATGTCCACCCAATGGCGGACGGGCATAGGCGGTGTTTCAGGCCTGGACTACTCGATCATCCCGCTCACCGCCTCGATGCTCGGCATCAAGCGCTGCGACCTTCCAGACATTTTTCCCGATCTCCGTGTAATGGAGGCCGAGGCTCTGGCCGTCATGGCTGAGTCAGTGGCGTAGGGCAGCGAATGATGCGGCGAGATGGCAGGAGGTTGTTACGTGAGCAGTTGGGCGAAGTAAAAGCTGACGGCGCCGATCACGGCTTGGTAAGTTCCCAAGGAGCATTTCTGGGCATACATAGGTGCAGAATTGGTTCTCCTTATCTTAGAATGCATGTTTCCCGCCTCTCAAAGGAATGAAATCGTGGTGAGCAACAACGCCATCTGCTGCCCGCAATGCCAGGGTCAGCAGGTACAGCTCTTGTCCGTCATCCATGCCGCTGGGACTTCCCGCATTCATACAACTCACCAAGCGCAATCCGGAATCGGACCGCGCGTAACTGTCGAGACCACCGGCCGGCATCAGACCGATTTGGCCGCTAGCGTCGGTCCACCCCCAGGTAAGCGCTTGCTGGGACCCGTAATCCTCACAGGGGTTGGCGCTATTATCCTGTACGACGGCCTCAAGCTGATGAACTCGTATTGGGGCGTCGATTGGAGCAGGTTCTTCATTGGCGTGACATTCATCGCCATTGGTGTGGTCGGGTTTGTGCGTCACTGGAAGTTCAACGTCGCTCAGTATGACAAGTTGGAAGAGTGGCGCCGTACTTGGATGTGCCATTCCTGCGGTACCAGATTTCAGCCCTCTTAACTCATGCAGTTCTCAAACAATACCTAAGCCCGCCTAGTGCGGGCTTTTTGTTGCCTGCCTGGAGCAGATCATGACAACGATTGCCTCCCTTGGCCTGCGGATCGACTCCGGCGATGCTGTCGAGGCTGCAAACGACCTCGACAAGCTGGCAGACGCAGGCAAGCGTAGCGAGGAATCGGCGGGCAAGACCGGGCGCGCCTGGGAATCAGCGCTGAGCGGGATGCACGGTGATACCCGGCAGATTGTTCAGGAGCTGCAGGCCCTCAACGCCAAGCAGGCTGAGCTGGCCCAGCAAATGATCACCGTTGGGCGCGCGGTTACCTCAGCATCGACGGCATTCAGCAGTGCCGCGGCGAACATGGTCGCCTTCCGGGCTGGCGCCGACCAGGCCGGCCAGGCCCAGGTCACGCTTTCCGCTGTCACTGAAGCTGCAGAGCAATCTGGGCGCAGGGCGGCTGAAACAGCAGCACAGCAGGAGGCAAGACTGCTGGCTGTGGCCAAGTCGTCGCTGGAAGCGAGTACGTATGTGCAGTCTCTCAACAGCGCGATGGCCCGTACTGCCGAAGTGACAGGCCAGGCAAACGCCGTGTTGGGTGACAATGCGTCCCGCCAAGCGGCAATTGCTTCCCGGGCACAGGCGATCATTGCGAACGAAGAACGATTGGCTGCTTCGGCAAAGTCCACCGCCGCTGCTCAGCGGGATGAAGTCAAAGCACTCGATGAGCTACTCGGCAAGATTGATCCTACGGTTGCAGCGCTGGGTCGACTGGACGAAATGGAGAAGCGACTTTCTGGGTACCAGAAGAAAGGGCTTCTCGATCCAGAATCCTTTAATCAGTACCAATCCAAGATCGACGAGGCGCGAGCAGGGCTCACGCGATTTGACGACTCGCTGACCCGGACTGGGAACACTGCCAAGCAGAATGCCGCGGCGCTCCGTGGGGTGCCAGCGCAGTTCACTGACATCTTCGTTTCTCTGCAGGGCGGCCAGGCACCGCTGACTGTGCTGCTGCAGCAGGGCGGCCAGCTCAAGGATATGTTCGGCGGTATCGCGCCGGCGGCGAAGGCCCTGGGCGGCTATGTGCTTGGCCTGGTCAACCCGTTCACCGTGGCTGCAGCTGCAGCCGGTGCGCTGGCCTTGGCCTACTACAAGGGCAGCCAGGAGGCCGACGAGTACAACAAGGCGATCATCTTCACCGGTAACGCCGCAGGCACCAGCGCTGATCAGCTGGCGTCCATGGCTCAGCAGGTCAGCGCCACCATCGGCACTACCGGCGCTGCAGCTGAAGTGCTGGCCAAGCTCGCCGGTAGCGGAAAAATCGCTAGCGGCAGCTTCGAGGTGATCGCTGAGGCTGCGCTCAGCATGGAAAAGGCCACGGGCCGCTCCATCGATGCAACGGTCGCCGAGTTCGCCAAGATCGCTAAAGACCCGGTTGCCGCCGCCAAGGAGTTGAACGACCAGTACAACTTCCTGACGGCGTCGGTCTACTCGCAAATCGTGGCCTTGAAGGAGCAGGGCGACACCATCGGCGCGGCCAAGCTGCTGACCGACACCTACGCCGACACCATCAGAACCAGGACTGGCGAGGTCACGGAAAACCTCGGCTTGATCGAAAGCGCCTGGAAAGGGATCAAGAGTGCGGCTGCTGAGGCTCTCGACGCCACGCTGAGTGTCGGTCGGGCTCAGACCTTGGAGCAGCAGGCGGAGGTGATTCGCCAGCGGCTGCAGACTAACCAGGGGCGTGGCGGGCGCGCCGCTGCCATGGGTATCGAGACCAGGGACACCGAGAATGACCAGAAGCAGCTTGCTTTCCTCGAAATGCAGATCGAGGCCGAGCGGTATCGGACCAAGTTCGTTGCAGATCGGGTACGGGTAGAGCGCGATGGGATCGATGCGGCTGCACGCCTCAAACAAATCAGCGATACGAATCTCACCAATGAAGAGAAACGCAACAAGCTGATCAAAGAGTACCGGCGGGATGTCGAGGCGCTGAGGAAGGCCAACCCGAACGACCCGTTGGTGCAGGCTGATGTGGTCGCCAAGACCATCCAGAACATCAAGGACAAGAACAAGGACCCGGCGGGCCGAGCCGCAGCGGTCAACCTGACGGGCTTCAATGACTCCAAGAACTCACTCGCGGCGATTCTCGCTGAGTACAAGAACGCTGAGAAGGAGCTGGATGCAGCCCAGAAGGCCGGCATCATCTCCCAGGAGTCGTATGCAGCCCAACGCGCGGCCATCGTCGAGCAGCAAAAGGACGAGGTGACCAACGCTTATCAGGCGGAGATCGCGGCGCTCGAAGCTGCCAAGGGCAAGGCCGACACCTCCGCCGCCCAGCGGGTCCAGCTGGACCAGAAGATCGCCGATGCCCGGGCCAACATGGTCAAGGCGCAGAAGGACGCTGATTCGGAGCTGGCGGTGCTGGCCACGAACGAGGAGGGCAGGCTGCGCAAGCAGGCCCAGGCGGTGCAGACCTACACCAGCGCGCTGGACCAGCAGGTGAAGGCTCTGCGCTTGCAGGGCCAGCGATCTGCCGAAGGCCTCGGCCTGGGCGACCGGCAACGCGGCCTGCAGGACCAGCAGAACGGCATCGCCGACCGGATCAACCAGCAGAAGCTGGACCTGGCCAACCAGTACGGTGACGGCTCCCGCGGTATGAGTCTCGATGAGTACAACCAGAAGCTCGCGGCGCTCGACAAAACCCAGCGCGACCTGCAGGAAACTGCGATTGCCAACTACAACGACATGACCGCTGCCCAGGGCAGTTGGAGCGCCGGCGCATCGTCGGCCTTCCAGAACTACCTGGAGTCGGCCAGGGATGTAGCCGGACAAACCAAGAGCCTATTCACCAACGCCTTTAGCTCGATGGAAGACGCCGTCGCGAACTTCGCCATATCGGGCAAGTTCTCGTTCGCCGACTTCACCAAGTCGATCCTGGCGGACATGGCGCGAATTGCCACGCGGCAGGCTGCCTCGGGGTTGCTGTCGAGCATCGCCGGCAGCGCGTTGGGCGCCTGGATCAGTGGCGGCAGCGCACCGACCTCGGCGGGCTCGACCCAGGCCGGCTACAGCCCGGAGATCATGGACAACTTCGTCTCTGGTCAACGTGCCGCCGGCGGTCCGGTAGCGGCGAACTCGCTCTACCAGGTCAACGAGCTGGGCCCGGAGCTGCTGAATCAGGGAGGGAAGACCTACCTGATGATGGGCGCTGAGGGCGGCACGATCACTCCACTTGGAGCGGGGCCAGCTTCAGTCACCGCTGCTGGCGGCGTGGGCGGCGGAGCGGTGATCCATGTGTCAGTGAAGATCGATGGTGACGGCAACGTCGGCTCTACAAGCGATACGGCTGGGCTCAAGCAGTTTGCTACGGAGATCGGCACGCTCATCGATCAAAAGTACCAACAACTGAGGGATAAGGATCTCCGCCAAGGTGGTCGCCTCAGCAACGCAATCAAGGGACGGTAATGGCTATTGAGACTTTCACCTGGCCTGTGCAAACCGGCGAGCAGGGCGACGTAACGTTTGCTGTACGCACCAAGCGATTTGGCGACGGCTATGAACAATCGGTCGGCGAGAGCCTGAACAACCGCTCCCAGTCATGGCCGGTCAGTTACACCGGCCAGAAGACCCGTGTTAAGCAGATCATGGACTTCCTTGATCGCCACAAGGGTTCGAAGGCGTTCCTCTGGACGCCGCCAATGGGAGAGCTGGGCCTATACAAGTGCGCCAGCTACAAGCCAAGCAACCGCGGCGGCATCGTGTACACGATCTCGGCGACCTTCACTCAAACATTCCACCCGTAGGCCCGCGTATGGCACTGATCAAAGACATACAGAAGCTGGATCCTGGCGAAGAGGTCATCCTGTTTGAGATCGACGGTAGTGAGTTCGGAGCCGATGTACTTCGGTTTCACGGACACGCTATCCCGCACACCCCTCAGGAGCTGGCAGCGGCAGGCGCGAACGCCGATCAGCTACCGGCCAAGTCGATCTTCTGGCAGGGCAACGAGTATGCGGCCTGGCCAGTGCAGATCGAAGGTATTGGGGCGGACAGCAACGGCTCTGCAACCCGGCCGACATTGTCCGCTGGAAACGTCAACGGCCGTATCACTGCGCTGTGCCTGTCGTTCGACGACCTGCTGAAGTTCCAGCTGACCGTGCGCGAGACCCTGGCCCAGTACCTGGATGCTGAGAACTTCGCGGGCGGTAATCCCGAAGCGGACCCGACCCAGGAAGCGCTCGAGATCTGGTACATCGACCAGAAGACCGGCGAAGACGGCGAGATGGTCGTGTGGGAGCTTTCTTCCCCGGGCGAGATTGACGGCTTTGGTCTGCCGGGCCGGCAGATGACCACCTTCTGCCACTGGGCCATGACCAACGGTTATCGGGGGCCTGACTGCAACTACACCGGCGCTGCCATGTTCGACGACGAGGACAACCCCACGGACGACCCCTCGAAGGACCAGTGCAAGGGCTGCCTCAGCTCCTGCAAGTTGCGCTTCGGCGAAACCAACGAGCTTTCCTTCGGTGGCTTCCCGGCCGTATCCCTGATCGCACGGAGCTGACCATGCATAAACACATCCTGGCCGCCGTGCAAGCGCACGCCGCGGCTGAGTACCCGCGCGAGTGTTGCGGGTTGATCCTGGCCGTAGGCCGCAAGCAGGTTTACGTGCCGTGCACCAACACTGCGAGCGACCCGGGCGAAGAGTTCCGGATCGCGCCGGAGGAGTACGCTGCTGCGGAAGACCAAGGCGAGGTGATAGGAATCGTCCATTCTCACCCTGATGCTACATCCAGGCCATCACCTCGCGACCTGGCCATGTGCGAAGCCACCGCGTTGCCTTGGCACATCCTTTCCTGGCCTGAAGGCGACCTGCGCACCATTACCCCAAGCGGCAGCACGCCGCTGCTGGGCCGGCCATTCGTGCACGGCGCTTGGGACTGCTGGCAGGCCTGCGCGGACTGGTATCAGCGGGAGTGGGGGCTGGAGTTCCCGGCCTACGCCCGAGAGGACGGTTGGTGGGAACAGGCCGCCGGGCCCAGCCTGTACGAGCAGGCGTACGAGGCTGCGGGCTTCTACCATGTCGACCGACCACAGCGCGGCGACATGATCGTCATGGAGGTGGGGCGCACGGCGCACCCGAACCATGCTGGGATTTACCTGGGCGCCGACCCGCAACTGCCAGACGAGCAGGTCCAGGTGTTCGGGCAGGGACCATTCCTGCTGCACCACCTGTACGGCAGGCCATCAGAAATCATCGTGTTCGGCGGGCCTTGGCTTGCCCGGACACGCCTTGTGTTGCGTCATCGGGACGCGAAGTGAAGCGGCCAGACCGCGGGAGATGAAAATGCAGCGTTACATGCTGACGATTTTGGACTTGTTCTCGAAGAAAGGGAGCGACGTATGCGGCGCCCAGGCCGTTATCGCGATCATGGATGGCGAACAGGAGGTCGACCGCTTCACCATCAGCGGCAAATGGCAGAGTCCGAGCGGCTACCGCAGGAGCTACACGGGTAAGTCCGGCCTAACCGCGCTGTTACTGTCCGGTCCAGATGGACTCAGCTATGTCTGGGATAGAGACGAGGCTGATCCGTATCGGCCGGTCATTGCGTGGCGCCGTCGACTGAGCAATCCACCTGGTCGTGAGCCCCTCGAGGTGGACGTGCAGGATGGGCGCGCTGATTATTTGCTCAGCGGCCCATATAATCTTGCCGAAGGTGGCAAGATTGAGGTCATCAACGGCAAGCTGCTCTTCACTGGGGGCAGCTTCAAGGTCACCTGACGTTGCCGAACACTCGATCGAAGTTTCCATCTCCGAAATAGTTTAGGTTGTCGGCAAGAATCAGCGCGTACCCAGAACCAATGGCCTTGAGTTCATCGTAAATGGTGGCGAAGTCAGATTCAGAAAGAAAGGTAATAGCGCCGCACCCAACTGCTACTCCACGGTAGGCATGTTTCTCGGCAACGGGGATGTATTCTTCCTTTGTGGACACAATCACGTAAGGGAAAATCGTCTGTCCGGGGTTCACATCGACCTCCTAGGTCATCATTGCCCCAATCCATGGGCTTTCCGGTAACGGACTGGGGCAGTTCGTTGGAGGCACAAAGCTACTACGCCGGCAGGTGGGGCTGGTACTGGCTTTCCATCCACACTGGATGGGCGGCCAGCAATGAGCTAAGTTGTTGGATCTTCTTAGGAGGGGACTCATGGACAGGCACACTATTCACTTAGAAATGTCGCACGATCATGCGCTTGCTGATGAACTCAATGCATTAGATCTGGAGTGCCGCTTTGATGACACCAAGTGGCCAGGGCGGTACGAGCTTCACATCATCAAAAAGGGGAATGAAAACTTAGGGTTTTGTGTGATCGCTCTAAATTGCTCCAGCCCAGAAGTAGCAAAGTTTTTCATATGCCCGGATTTTCGTAAAACAGGGCTGGCTGTAATCGCTGCGCACCGAGTATTCGAATACATTGAGCGCGAGCATGGCGCCACGTATTCGCTGCAAATTCGAGACAAAATAGACTGCCAAGAGTCAGTTTGGCGCTTCTGGTGCAACGCGTTACAAGGGCGATCGGCTACCCAATCGGGCCTAAATTTTTTGGTAGGCAATTGGGACCAGTGAACTGTTTCAGAACCCAGCACAGCCCCGCGCTGGGCTTTTTGCATCTGGCTGCCCGGCCAGGTCCGCGCTACAGTCACCCCTTTCAAGGGAGGGATCACATGCGAATTCTGATTGGGGCGGTGGCGGTGGCGCTGCTGGCGGGGTGCTCCACTTCTCCAGTGTCGCCGGAGCAAGCCACGCCAGTTCCTGCTGATCGGCTTGTTTCCTTCACTACCAAGCCGAAAGAGGCTTATGGCACAGTGATTGTGACTAGGGATACAGGGTGGATGGGCGGCGGCTGCTTTGTAGCCGTGCACATCGATGGAAAGGTTGCAGCGCGTATAGACACTGGTGAGGTGGCTCGATTCTATCTGCCAACTGGCGACCACCTGGTTGGCCTGGGCATCGATAAGCAGGGTGGCGGAATGTGCAGCTGGACGGACATGCTGAAGGAGCAGTCGGCCAGCTTGAAAGAAGGACAAGTAAAACGCTTCCGCATTGGGGGCGACTCGCAGGGCGGCCTGGACATCCGGCCAAGCTCTCTCTGATTTGAATTGACATCGCAGCCGCCTCCGGGCGGCTTTTTATTGCTTGGAGATTCGTATGGCAGCACTCGCAATTGAATACCAGCCCCTCACCACGATCCGCTTGTACGGATTCCTTAAGCAGTTTGGAAAAACTTATAGGCTGGCCGTGCGCACCCCAGCAGAGGCTATCAAAGCGCTCTGCGTTCAAATTCCGGGCTTTGAGCGTTTCCTTTCGAATGCGAAGTCGCGGGGGCTTGAGTTCGCTGTATTCAGGGGAAAGAAAGCCATTGGCGAAGACGAGCTCGGGTATGCCGGCGCAGGTGATATCCGAATCGCCCCTGTCGTTGTGGGTAGCAAGCGTGGAGGTCTGATGCAAACAATTGTGGGTGCTGTTCTGGTAGTCGCTGGTGCGGCAGTCAACTACTTTTCTGGCGGCTCATTTGCTTGGCTCGGGACCCCGATGATGCAGGTTGGCGTAGCGCTGGCGATTGGTGGCGTTGTGCAGATGCTCAGCCCCCAAGCCAAAGGCCTAAAGACCAGTGCCGCCCCTGAGAACACCCCGGGCTACGCCTTCGGCAGCGCCAAGAACACCACGGCCAGCGGAAACCCCGTACCGCTCTGCCTGGGGCGCAGGCGATGGGGCGGTGCGGTTATCAGTGCCGCGATCTACGCCGAAGACCAGATGTGATCTGTTGACTCTGTGAGCTTTTGGTCGTAGTTTTGAGCCATTGTGGACATTTTAGTAAGTAGGGCGCCTAAAGGCGCTTTTTTTGTGCCCATAGAAATGCCAAAGCCTCGGAAGCGTAACGTGCACCGGGGCTTTTTTGTGCCCGTGAATCCCTTTCGGGGTACCCGTGCAGGCTAGGTCAGATCAACCGAAAAGGGTCGGTTTTGCTCCGCCTACGCCCCTGCCTGCACACCTTCTACAGGCGGAAGGAGCTGCGCATGAACAACGTCATTCCGTTTCACTACGAAGGCCAGGCTGTTCGGTTCAACAGCGATGGCTGGATCAATGCGACCGATGTAGCCAAGCGCTACGGTAAGAAGCCTGCCGAATGGCTGCGCCTACCCGAGTCGGTCAAGTACATGGACGCGCTGGCCCGCCACTTAAATGTGGGGGAATCCCACCTTTTAGCTCGAAGCGCAAAGGGTCGAAGTGGCGGGACCTGGCTTCACCCAAAGCTGGCCGTCTCATTCGCCCGCTGGCTGAACGTGGATTTTGCCGTCTGGTGCGACCTCCATATCGATGCGCTCCTGCGCGGCGAACTCAACGAGAAGCAGCAGTTCGATCGTGCGTGTCGAGCCCTGGGCGACGCCCAACAAGTCGCCAGCCTCAGCGGTAAGGAGTTGGCCAGATATCGCTGGAAGAAGCCTGGCCTTATCCACCAGGTCGAATACTGGCGAGACCAGCTCCAGTTAACGCTGGGGCTGGACGCGGCCTAAACATCACGTAAGTCGAAGCGCCCGCCTAGAGCGGGCTTTTTTTCGCCTGGAGGAAAGCATGGGCGCAGCACAGAAACTGGACATCGTCGGCGCTAAGGGCGGTTCGGATAAGCCGAAACAGCCTACTGAGGCGCCGGACAGCCTTCGCTCGGTCGCCGTAGCAAAAATGCTGATCGCCGTGGGACAGGGGGAGTTCGAGGGCACGCCAACCGCCCGCGACATCTACCTGGACAGCACGCCGCTGGCCGATCCGACCGGCAACCTGAACTTCCCGAACGTGAAGTGGGAATGGCGCACCGGTTCGGTGGAACAGGGTCACATCCCAGGCATCCCGTCCATTGAGAACGAGATCAGCGAAAGCGTCGAGTTGCGCAGCGACAACGCCTACATCCGCGCTATCGACAGGTTGGACCTGTCTGCGATCCGCCTGCGCTTTGCCTGGCCAATGCTCCAGTCGATTGACGAAGGCGGCAACGTCAACGGCTACCGGATCGAGTATGCAGTGGACCTGGCCACCGACGGCGGCGCCTATCAGCAGGTGCTGCTGGAGGCTGTCGACGGCAAGACCACCAGCACTTACGAGCGTACCCGTCGCATCGATCTGCCGAAGGCCACCAGTGGTTGGCTGCTGCGCGTCCGCCGACTGACACCCAACCAGAACAACAACAAGATCGCCGACACGATGCAGATCGTCGGGCGCACTGAGGTGATCGACGCCAAGATTCGCTACCCCAACACCGCGCTGCTCTACATTGAGTTCTCGGCCGAGCAGTTCCGCAACATTCCGGCGGTCACTGTGGACTGTGATGCCCGCAAGTTCCAGGTGCCCAGCAACTACGACCCACGCACCAGGGTTTACACCGGGGTCTGGGACGGCACCTTCAAAGAGGCCTGGACCGATAACCCGGCCTGGCACACCTACGGCATCACCGTGAACGACCGCTTTGGCCTAGGCCGGCGCATCAAGCCCTGGCAGGTCGACAAGTGGGAGCTCTACCGGATCGCCCAGTACTGCGACCAGATGGTGCCGAACGGGAAGGGCGGCCAGGAGCCCCGCTTCATCTGCAACCTGAACCTGCAGAGCAAAGCCGACGCCTGGAGCCTGCTGCGCGATATTTCGGCGATCTACCGGGGTATGACTTACTGGGCGCAGGGGCAGGTGTACAGCCTGGCTGACATGCCGCGCGACACCGACTTCGACTTCGCCTACACCCGGGCGAACGTTATCGACGGCAAGTTCACCTACTCGAGCGCCTCGGAGCGCACGCGCTACAGCCGCGCCCTGATCAGCTACGACAACCCGGCGAACAGCTACGACACCGATGTCACCTCGGTGACCGACCAGAAGCTGCAGCGCCGCTACGGCGACAATGTGCTGGAGATCAGCGCGATCGGCTGCACTCGCGAATCGGAGGCCCAGCGCCGCGGTAAGTGGGCGCTGCTGACGAACTCGCGGGATCGTGGCATCACCTTCAAGGTCGGGCTCGATGGGCGCATCCCTCTGCCGGGCTATGTGATCCCGGTCGCGGACGAGCTGCTGGCGGGCCGGCCAATTGGTGGGCGCATCGCTGCAGTGTCCGGCCGCACCATCGGCTTGGACCGTGACACCCAGGCCAAGGCCGGCGACCGCTTGATCCTCAACCTGCCGGATGGCACCTGCCAGGCGCGTACCGTTCAATCGGTGAGCGGCCGGGCCGTAACCGTCACCACCGCCTATTCGGTGGCGCCTGAGCCCGAGCTGGTGTGGGCGCTCGATGCTGACGACCTGGCCGTGCCGCTGTACCGAGTGACCAGCGTGACCCGCCCAGAGCCTGGCGTGTTCGAGATCAGCGCGGTGCAGTACGACCCAAGCAAGTTCGCCCACATCGACACCGGCGCCCGCCTGGAAGAGCGGCCGATCAGCGTGATCCCGATCACCGTCGTTCCGCCGCCGGCGAGCGTGACCCTGACCTCGAACTATGCCGTGGACCAGGGTATCGCGGTCAGTACCATGACCATCGCCTGGTCGGCCGTGAATGGCGCCGTGGCCTACGACGTGGAGTGGCGCAAGGACAACGGCAACTGGATCAAGCTGCAGCGCACGGGTTCGACCTCGGTCGACGTGACTGGGATCTACGCCGGCGTCTACCTGGCCCGAGTGCGGGCGGTGAGCGCCTTCGATATCTCGTCGATCTGGAAGAGCTCCAGCCTCACGCAGCTGACCGGTAAGGCCGGCCTGCCGCCGGCGGTGTCGTTCCTGAACACCACGCCACTGGTCTATGGCATCAAGCTGGCCTGGGGCTTCCCTGCTGGCGCCGAGGACACCCAGCGGACGGAGATCTGGTACAGCAAGACCACCTCGCGCGACGACGCTATCAAGCTTGGCGACTTTTCCTACCCGCAGGCTGAGCACGAGATGCACGGCCTGGCCGCTGGCGTATCGTTCTTCTTCTGGGCGCGGTTGATCGACCGCACCGGCAACATCGGCCCGTGGTTTCCGGCTGACGTTGGAGTCAACGGCCAGTCCAGCGCTGACCAGAGCTTGTACGAGGAGTACTTCCGTGAGCAGATCGGTAGCGGTGCCCTCTACCCAGAGTTGCGCAAGGAGATCGAGAAAATCTCGGGCGATGGCCCAGGGTCGGTAAACGACCGCTTGGAGGAGGCCAAGCAGGAGCTCTATGACCGGATCGATCAGATCACTGATGCCCTGGCTTATGACCCAGCCAAGCCCTACGCCGCCGGCGACATCGTCCGCGACGGCCAGCACCTGTACCAGGCCAAGGTCGCAGTGCCAGTCGGCGCCGCGCCACCTGACCCGCTGTACTGGGCGGATATCGGCACCATCCTGCAGACGGCCAATGCTCTGGCGGCACAGGTCGAGCAGAACACCGCCGATATCAGCGAGATCGACGGCAAGGTGACGGCCACGGCCAGCCAGATGCAGGCGCTGCAGGCCGGACACAGGGACGACGACGGCGAAGGCGATCTTGCCGATGCCCTGGACAGCTACAACTCCAAGGCAGCGGCAGCCCAGCAGACGCGCGTTCAGGCGGCCAAGGACTTCGCCATGGCTGAACGCCTGACGACGCTCGACGCCCAGGTCGGGGACAACAAGGCAGGGCTCACCACGCTCGAGCAGGTGGTGGCCACCAACGAGCAGGCCAGCTCTTCGCGCCTTGACCAGATGAAGACCGAGGTTGACGGCAACGCCTCGCGCATTCAGCAGGTATCCGAAGCCCAGTCCACCACTGACGAAACCGTCGCGTCCATGCGGACCTCGGTCGAATCGGTGTACACCGCCGGGCGTGACGATTATGGGGAAGGGGATCTGCTAGGGGCACTGGATGCCTGGAACACCAGGGCGAAGTTCTCTTCGGAGACCAGGACCCTGGCCAATGCCGATCGCGCCTTGGCGATGAAGTCGGAAACGCTGGAGGCCTCGCTCAACGACACCACGGCGTCGGTACAGCAGGTCAGCCAGACGGTGGTCGATCTCAATGGCCGCGTGTCCGCGCAAACGACGATCAAGGCCCAGACGGTGGTTGGCGGCAAGACGGTGATGGCCGGCCTGGCCCTGGGCAGCAATGGGACCACATCGGAGATCCTGGCCTTTGCCCAGCGCTTTGCGATTGTCGACGAGGTCACCGGCCAGCTGATCACGCCGTTTGTTGTACAGAACGGTCAGGTGTTCATCAGCCAGGCGATCATCAATACAGCGTTCATCAAGGAGATCATTGCGGGCATGTCGATCCGATCAGCCGCGGTCAATAGCCAAGGGCTGCCTCTGCTGGAAATCAACTTCGCTGCCGGCACGTTTGTACTGCGCGGCCAGGATGCTGACGGCTCAACCCTGATTAATAACGGCGGCCTGTACGTGTACGACGCAGCGGGTCAAGAGCGCTTCGCTGGCGGGAGGCTGACCTGATGGCGGTTCAGTATGGAATGCGCACCAAGGATGCATCTGGCAGGGTGACCCTGGATACTTCTATCACCTCCATCCGGTCGCTGAAGATGATGACCATCACCGGCAATGGGCAATACAACCAGACGTTAGATGTACCTGAAATCACAGCTGAATCTTTCGTTGTGGTCGATGCGCTAATGGACCTCAAGGAAAACACGTGGACCCCTCAAGCATGGTGGACGCCGGGGCAGCTTCAGCTGCGAGCGGCTGGCGTGACTCAGTGGCAGCTGATGATCCTATCTCAAGGAAACGAGCCTTTCGCCAATAATGGTGATTACGGGGTAAGAACTTTTAATAACAATGTCAAGACCCAGATTGATTCGGTCAATAGAGTGCTCGGTATTCGATACAGTGGGGAGTTTGAGTTCGGGGTGTACTGGCGACCCGGAATGCAGGCGCAAATCATTCCGAGCTTCTTCTACAGGTTCCCGACGCCCATCACCACCTATGAGCGGCCAATGATTTTTCTGAATGCTGCCAATTACATGATGGTTGGAGGCTTCTATGTGGAAGGGTCGCCAGGCAATTGGACAGGCTGGGGAATCGTGCAATATGGAAATTACCACGCGCACCATGGGCTAGCCGTTTCTGATTACATGCAGATGAAGTGGTATTGCGCGACATACCAGTCTGATACAAGTGTGACCGGTATGTATGGCGCAACAGTGCGCGCTGCTGACGGCTCAAGGCTGTTTTCATCGACAGCCAATATTGCCACTTTGAACAGTCAGCCGACGGCAACGTCATTCTATAACGACGGTCAACCTATAGAATTGCCGGGTAACTATATTTCTTCATTTAGGATGCCCTGGACAGGGCAGCAGGGTGATTACGTACTTGCGAACGCGTTGTTCTCTTGTACAAACATTGTCCAGGGTTCCCAGCCCATCAAAACAAACTTCGGGGGATTCCTTCCAAATGACCGGACAGTCCTGAAGATGCATACATCAAACGCAGGCGGGGTAGATGCGGTCACGCCAAACGGTAGAACAGCATTCGCGTCTCGGCCACAACTCCCACTTTAATTATCTCGGAGCATCTCAATGCCTTGGTACAGATCCGGCACAGTTGCAATCGCGGCTGGTCAAAACACAGTAACCGGCATCGGCACCGCCTTCTCGGCCAACAGCCGTGTTGGCGATGCCTTCCAGGGTCCCGATGGCCGCTGGTATGAAGTCACCAACATTGCCAGCGCCGCGGTGCTGACCATTCTTCCTGCGTACCAGGGCGCGACCGTAGCCGGCGGCACCTATGCCCTGGCGCCCATGCAGGGCTACGTGAAAGAGTCGGCCGACCGCCTGCGGCAAACCATCGAGCAGTTCGGCGGCACGCTGGCGCTGTTCGGTGGCGCCACGGATGCCCCGACCCTGCTTGCCAATATCGGCGCCGCGGCGCGCGGGCCGAACAACGACATCACAGCGCTCAGCGGGCTGACCACTGCATTGAGTGTGGCGCAGGGTGGCACCGGTGGGAAAACGGCGGCAGCGGCACGTACTGGGCTCGGCCTGGGCACTGCAGCTACCGCAACCGTGGTGACCGGCAAGACCGATCCCACTGCCGGGCGCGTTATGACCACTGGCTACGCAGGTGTCGGCAGCTTCAACGGCAACACGCCTCCCGCACTCGGCAATATGGATGGCCTCTCGTTCGGCGGCCTTTTCAGCTTCAGCGTTCCGGGCTCGGCGCCGGCGTTCGCCTACGGCACCGCTGTCGTCACCTCTCACCCTGATGGCAGCTTTGGCTGCCTGGCTTGCAGCATCACCGATAGCCGCCTGGCGTACCGCAGCTACAACGCCGCCAGTGGTTTCTCAACCTGGGCCAACCTCTGGACCTCGGCCAACACCACCGTGGATGCCTCGGGCTTCATCAAGCGGGCCTCGCCGATCGCGCGCATCGCTGACGTGGCGGGTTCTTCCCGGGCCGATCTGCTGGACAGCTTCAACGCCTCGGGCGAGTGGGGCGCCTACAACGAGGAGGCCAACGGAATCGAGGTCACGCGCCTGGACACTGGTCGTTACCAGGTTACCGGCTCACTCGGCCTTGCTGCCTCCGGCTGGCAAGTGGGTAGCCCAACTGACCGCAACGGCGGCCGGCAGCTCGGCATTGCCACTGGCACCACCAACGAAGACGGCAGCGTCGTCGTGGAGCTGCGCAAGATCAAGTACGCCCTGAACGATGACGGCGAGCTGGAGCAGGTGGCTGGCGCCCTGATGGATGTTCCGGCAGAAAGCTGGATCGACGTTCGCCTGGATATGCCAGCCGCGCCGCCGGCAGAGGCTCAGGCTGAAGCCTGAACTCACAAGCAGCACCAGCCCCCGCCATCGAGCGGGTTTATTTTTGCCTGGAGAAACACATGCCCCCTTTGACCGAGCAGCAGTTGCTGCAGATCCTCCCGAACGCCCGCCCAGTCGCGGGCATTTTTTTGCCTGCACTGAACCGGGCCATGGCGCGCCACAAGATCGACAGCCCGGTGCGCATTGCCGCGTTCCTGGCCCAGGTCGGGCATGAGTCGGGCCAGCTGCGCAACCTGGTGGAGAACCTGAACTACAGCGCCGAGGCGCTGGTGCGCACCTGGCCCAGCCGATTCACCGCGACTTCAGCGGCCGCCTGCGCGCGGCAGCCGGAGAAGATCGCAAACATCGTGTACAGCGGGCGCATGGGAAACATCCGGCCCGGTGATGGCTGGCGGTACCGTGGCCGTGGCCTGATCCAGCTCACCAGCCGGTCGAATTATGCCGCCGCCGGCGCCGGCCTGGCCCTGCCGCTGGAGGACAACCCTGAGCTGCTCGAGCAGCCTGAGCACGCCGCCATGTCCGCCGCCTGGTGGTGGTCGACCCACGGTCTCAACGAGTTGGCCGACGCCGGCCGGCTCCAGGATATCGGCAGCGTGATCAACACCGGCAAGCCTGGCCGAGTGCCCCATGGCGCCGCTGAGCGGAAAGCGCTGTATGACCGCGCGTTGAAGGTGCTGGCGTGATCCCGGTGTCCGCCGGCGACGGTCGGTTGCTGGCATACCTACTTGCGGCACTGCTGCTGATCTGCCTGGGCGCCGCTATTGGTGTATGGCAGGCGGAACGGCATTACCGCCCTCTGCTCGATGGGGCGGGCAGTGATCTGGCTAGTTGCAGGTCCGCCCGGGGCAACCTTGAGGCCCTGGCCTCCGAGCAGGGGCTGAAGCTTGGCGCGCTGGTCCTGGCCGGGAACGAGCGCCAGGCCAGGGCAGAGCAGGCCTTGAAAGATGCCGACGCTGGTGCCCGGGCTAACTTCGAAGCGGCTAACCGCTTACAGCAGGAGTACACCGGCGGCGACCAATGCGCCGCGGCGTCATCAATCATCGACAAGGAATTGGGCCTTTGAACTACAAAGATGACTGCAAAATATTCCGGAAATTATTCCTACTTTTGGCCGGGGCGCTTTTGGGTGGTTGCGCCGGGGAGGTAGAGCCGGAGATCCACTACGTGCGAGTTGAGGTTCCGGTGCAAGTGCCCTGTCGTGTGCCAGATGTGGCAGAGCCCTCATGGGCAACTGCAGGCCTGAAAAAGACGGACGGCCTGGAGATGAAGGTCCGGGCATTATTGGCGGAGCGCCTACAACGAATCGGATATGAGCGACAGTTGGACGCTGCAGTTTCGGCATGTAGATGAACTGAAACATGGCTTGCGGCAAGACGTTTAGAACAAGATATACATACTTGCCCACAAATAAACCTTGCACGACACCTAAGGTTTATTTGTGGTATGCGAATGCAGCTGGTGTGGCGCTACTGTAGGGTTATGGATAAGGTGTCCAATCCTCCGGTGACTCGATATGAGGCCGTGTTTCCAGCTGGATCGTATGTTACGGTAACACCATCTTTTGTTTCGCCGCCATCCGCATGGATTATCGGATATACAACTGTTCCGACGGGAATTCCATATGACGCAAGATCAATTGTTTCTGATTGATCGATGGGGAAGCTTGAAGTGTATGGCGTGGTATTTCCATTGTATTCTACTGCAAATTTGATATCACAACCTGCCATGTTATCTACTGTGATTTGGGATGCCGTTTGCGTCGCCATTTTAAATCTCCTTTTATTGGCTGCCGCGACCAGCTTGTCGGGCTTTTTCAGAGTAGTCGAACTAGGAAATGCTACTATTGTACTCGCTATATCTTTTCGAGATCCGTGATGGTTCAATTCACTATATAACTGTGAAAATGCTGTCCTGCTACGGCCAGGCGTGTGAGGTGTTCTATACTGCACTAGTTCAAACAGGCGGAGCAGTAGCATGAAGAAGACACTGGCGGGCGTTATCGAGGCTGGTGAGCCGCTGATGCGGCAGGCCATCGATGCGCAGCGGCGCTACCATGCCGCCCAGGATTCAGGGCAGCCCGCCCAGGAAGTCGAGCGCCTGCGGCTGGAGGCTGAGTCGCTGTACCAGGCTGTCACCGAGTACCAGCTACGGTCTCTTGGAGGCGAGGGCGCGACACGTCACTGAACTTCTTAAACTCGCCTCAATGTAAGCGGGGGAGTGAGGCTTTACAGGTGGAACGTCTTATAGCTCTGCGGCCTCTCCGACTGCCTCTGGAGCCGCTTTGGACAAGGCCGGAGGAGACAGCTTTAAGTTGGTGAGGGTCAGCGAGTATGCGCTGGTGTCGTCGTCACTACGCCGCAGAGTCATCGAGAAAGCATTGCCTGACCAGCCCATCACTTCGCTCACGAACGAGTAACCGGTTTTTGTCTCGAGTCGGATCAGCTCTCGGCTACTCGGCTCTCCGTACTTTGCCACCAGCAAATCGCTTAACTGGTTCAGACCTTCAGCACTGCCCAAGACGTTTAGCTTTTCCAGCCTTGAGCCGGCCAGTGTGACTTCGACGATGTAGTTCCCTTTCAAACCTGTATGGGGAGCCTAGAGAATTCGGAAAAAATCGTACGCTAAGGTTTTCCGACCTGTCGTAACGGCCTGAATTTCCCGTCTTCCAGCTTGCGGCCCTGCCGCCAGACGTAACCGCCAGTCAGGTTGATGTGTTCCCAGCCTATATGTGTAATCGGGGGGTAAACCTGGGCGAGGGGGTGCCCTTTTTGATGGCCCACGGTAACTTTCGCGGCCCTAATCAATAATAGCAATGAGCCATTAGCACATCCGTCCTATATTGACGCTGCAGCAGGCCACACCCATCCTATTTGTCTGAACGGCCCTACGCGGCCGGGGACAATATCCCTCAAGGAACGAAATATCATGGCGATACCCTTCCCCTCCGCTAGGTGGCTGCTGATCCTGGAAATCCTATCCACACCGTGCCCAGATTGGGCCATGTTGTCGGTTCTACCTGACTGCCGCCCAGTTTGCGGCGAACCCGTCCCAGGCGATACGGGAAACACATGTTGTAGTGAATTAGCAAAATTGTATAATTATTGACGGCTGTTTTGTTAGGTGGCATAAGTGCGAGCGTCGTATAAGCACAAAGCTATTTATTAATAATGCCTTGAGGGAAATTAAGTGATTAAAAAAATCATACTGTTAGCCATGATGGCGACTACCATAGCATCTTGTGCCTCTGTTGGGGAGGATAAATATAGCGAAAAATATATACGATCCCACGTAATTGAAAACAAAACAACAAAGTCGGAAATACAATCAATTTACGGAACCCCTGACGAGCAGTTTGCCGGAAGCAATACTGGATCCTCATGGGTGTATCGTAAGCGAGATGGGTATAAATCCCTTGATTCGCTATCAAGCTTTATACCGGGAGCAGGTAGCGTGCTTAGCTCGGTTGGTATTGCCCAAAATAATGCAGAGGCAATAACTAGCATCTCAAACAAGGCTTCTGGCAATGCAGAGTTATCTGGAAATGTTTTGTCATTTAGTTTTGATGCTAAAAATGTAGTAATAAGTTGGGAATTACATTGACTCAACTCGATTGATAGACTCAAGTTTTAAGTGTTCTGGCTCAGAAGTGACCGCCTAGGCGGTCACTGAACCAATGCACAGGTTGGTAACGTTGCGAGCATGGCGATGGGCAAGCTGGATAACCCTACCACCATGACTGGCAACTATTCGGAATGGACCGCCCCTGGCACTCCGCCTCTTTCTTTCGACAGGCACTTCACCTACTCGATGACCTTTCTGCAGGCTGATTGCCCACCACCAAAGCAGTAAGGAACTGGCGTCGGGCATCTAACAATAGGTGCCCCTCACTTGAGCCCCCCCCTGGGTCGAACTCGAACGGTGGCACCGCAATAGGTCCTATACTGCGCTGATCAAACAGGTGGAGCAGTAGCGTGAAGAAGAACCTAGCGGGAGTTATCGAGGCGGGTGAGCCGCTGATTCAGCAGGTCATCGATGCGCTACGCCGCTACCATGCAGCCCAGGATGCCGGTCAACCAGCAAAGGAAGTCGAACGCCTGCGGCTAGAGGCCGAGTCCTTGTACCAGGCGGTCACTGAGTACCAGCTCCGAGCGCTTGGTGGACCGGCGCGCTCACTCCATTGAATAGTCCGACACCTGCGGCGTGGTTCATGGAGCCGCGCGAGGCGAACTTGACCCAGCGGCTGCTCAACGAATTGTCGCAGTCACCGATGCCGGCGACCAAGGATTGATTGCCTTGCGGGCGTGCCAGGCCTACGTCCGAGGCATCGAGCAGTGATCTGGAAAAAACCAAGCCGCTAGCGGCAGCAGATATCTCTCCTGCGCGCATATCATTTGCGCATGGCTGCGAATGCCCGTAAGTTGCTGCAACCCTGACTCAAGGACCGAGCCGTGACTACCTCTCCCCAAAAAATTCTTTTCCTCCCCGGCGCCTCCGGCAACAATCAATTTTGGAAACCGGTCGCCGAAGCCCTCGAAACGTCAATTGCTGTGCAACACATGGGCTGGCCCGGTTTTGGCGATTCGCCAGCAAATCCGCAGATAACCTGTCTGGAGCATCTCGCTACTCTTGCGATTGCAGAGATCGACAGGCCCGTGGCCTTGGTGGCGCAATCTATGGGCGGAGTTGTCGCGGTGCAGATTGCGCTTGAGCGCCCTGACTTGGTCACCCACCTGATCCTGGCCGTCACGTCGGGAGGTTTGAATGTTCCAGCGTTGGGTGCAGAGAACTGGCGCGCGGCGTTCGAGTCAGATAACCCAACCCTCCCACGCTGGTTCTTGGACGATCGCACCGAGCTTTCTGGCCGTCTACCTGAACTACAACTTCCAGTACTGCTGTTGTGGGGAGGCGCGGACCCAATAAGCCCAGTCTCGGTTGGCCAACGGCTGGCGAAACTGATACCCGATGCCAGGCTGGAGTTGTTCCCCGAGGCAGGTCATGATCTCGGCCATACTCATGCCGAGGCTGTCGCGCAGCTAATCGACAAGCATCTTGGCATTTGATGGTGTCGGATCAGGCTTGAATGCCCAGGTCACGTGATTCATTTTCCGTCTCACTCAGTGTCTGCTCCGGGTCGTTTGCTGCCTGTTGCGAAGGGCAGTAAACGGCCACATGCGGTCGTTCGCTTAGTCCACGCAACGGCCAGTCATCTTGCATCAGGTGATGAGACTTTTCTGGCGCGAACATAGAGCCGTTAGCATGCTGTTACTAAACCGACAGATACGTCCTGACCGCTTTATACAACGCATCCAGTGACCATGGCTTACTCATGAGCATTGACTGGGAGGGCCACAGCCCGTTTGGAGCCAATGTATTGCCAGACGTCACGATGACAGGCAAGCATGGCCAACGCGACCAAATCACATTCACGAACTCCAGCCCATCCATCTTGCCAGGTATGCAGATCAGTAATGACTAGCGCAATTGAAGTCGAGTCATCCAGCATGGCGAGAGCGTCATCTGCAGAGGCACAATCAATCACACATACACCCAGAAGCGAAATCGCCTCAACCGTTAGGGAGCGCAATATTTCATCAGCTTCTACGACCAGCACTGTTGGAGCCATAGGTGAAAAATCCCGAAAGCTTGCAACTTAGTGGTGCCCAAGATGGTAAGCGTTTCGGACAACCGACAAGATATTTGAAAATCTCAGATGAGTGCACCCCAAGAGCTGAGACTAGCTTGCGCTAGATCTTTTGCAATTGGCTTTATCATGGCTGACAGCCTCAGACTTCAACTCCTTCTTTTCAACTTCATATCCGTGAATAATTTTTTGTTCAGTTCTAAATTGTGCATGCCTCTTCATAGAGCGATCATGACCGTCTTCGGCATGTACCTGTGTGTAGCCAGCGACAAGCAAAAGCGTGACAATAAAGCCATTTAAAATCTTCATGATATAGATCTCGTCAGTTTAAGTGATGATTTTCTAGGCGCGCATGAAAACCGCGCAAACGGATAAAGGTTGAGTCTTTTAATTAGGGTCATAAATTAACTTAATATAGATGCATGTAGCTTGAGGGGCATCCGACCTGATTAACTTCCAAGTCGGCGCCATCTTAAATTTCAGTAACTTACTTTCAGTGCAGATGGACTCTTCTTCAAGCGTCGACGAATATAACCTTTCCGGTGATGAAGCCATCAACCGAACGCTCGAAGGCTTTGCCTACCAGCGCGCCAGGGACAGGCTGGAAGCCTGGCATCATTTCCCCATACACGTCCCACGCCTCTTCCAGAACTGTAGGGTTGACCACGTTGATGCGAACCTGGCGTGGAAGCTCGTGCGCTACGCACTGTACGAAGGTGTCGATGGCGCCGCTGGTGGTGGCGTCAGCAATTGCCACAGGAATAGGTTTGACATTGAGAATGCCCGAAATCAACGTAAACGAACCGCCATCGTTGATGTAGTTCAGGCCCACATTTACCAGATTGATCTGGCCGACCATCTTGCTTTGGATAGTTGTGTCCCACTGCTCATCTGTCATTTCGCTGAAGTTAGCGTATTCGCAGTAACCAACTGTATTAACGACAGCATCGAACGGCCCAACCTTTTCGAACAGCGCCTTGATCGACGCCTTGCTGGTGATATCTACCGTGTGGTCGCAGCCTGTGCCGGAGCGGCTGGCGGTGATGACGTTGTGTTTCTTGAGACCGGTCATAGCGGCTTGGCCCATGTGCCCTTGGGCACCAATCAAAATTACGGTTTTCATAGTAATGCCTCGTAAAATCTTAAGGAGGCGATACTCTAGGCGCCCAGTGATACAATGGAAATCACGACAAGCTTGTATGAGATACAACAAAAATGATTGAGAAGATCGATGTCCGGCACATGCGGGTTTTACTGCATCTCGTGCGCGAGAAAAACGTTTCTCGCGTTGCCGAGCGGCTTGAGATATCACAACAGGCGGTTAGCAACTACCTCAAGCGCATGCGTGAAGTGTTTCCCAATGAGCTGTTCCTGCGCCAGAGCGCAGGCCTACAGCCGACCGACTATGCGTACGACCTCGCAGCTAAATTCGAGAAAATAGTTGAAGAGATCGACGGCATCTTCAATTCATTCCCATTCGATCCGGCAACGAGTGAGTACGCATTCAGGGTGATCGCAAATGAATATGCGCAACTGTCTATCATCCCGTCGCTTTCGCTGCTCATGCGCGAACGCGCGCCCGGGGTGAAGCTTGAAGTCATTGACTTCAATCCCGATCAGCATGTCAAGACGCTGGCGCAAGGAGAGGCTGACCTAGTGATTGGTTTTTCTGACTACGTTGATCCGGGATTAGTGCGGAATAGACTGAGAAGCGACCACTACTGCTGCGTCGCTCGGCAAGGTTCGCTGTTGCCTCGGCAGATACAGGTGCTTGCAGATGTGTCCTTACATCCTCATGTGGATTTCGCTAGTGGAGTAGGCAATCTGGGGAGTCGAGTGGATGACTTCCTTAGTGCGCAGGAGGTCAGCCGCACAGTGATTGCCACTTTGCCCTGCTACACGTCTCTGCAAGCGTTTATGCACGTGAATGATACGGTGGCTTTCGTACCCTCGGCCATTGCTGCCACCGGTGGCTTCCAAGTGATTGACATAGATATGTCTTCCCTAAACTTCAATGTGGTTGTGGGATGGCATAGAAGAGCTTCGGGCAGTGCATCCAGAGATTGGCTTGTCCAGGTTATTGCAGAATTACACGCGCCGCGTTAGCTCAAAGTGAGAAACCCCTGATTTTGTGCATGCTCGATGACTGCTTTTGGCCGGAAGGTGACATTGGTGGTCGTCGCTGATCTGGTTGATCCGTAGCGAAGCCCGAATGGCCGTTGACCTATACTGCTCTGATCAAATAGCCGGAGCAGCAGCGTGAAGAAGACCCTGGCGGGAGTTATCGAGGCGGGTGAGCCGCTGATTCGGCAGGCCATCGATGCGCTGCGCCGCTACCATGCGGCCCAGGACGCCGGCGAACCAGCGGCAGAAATCGAACGCCTGCGCTTCGAGGCCGAATCACTCTACCAAGCTGTCACTGAGTATCAGCTGCGGTCGCTTGGCGGGCCAGCTCAATCACTTAATTGAATGTTAAGGTACTGCTAGCTTGGCCCATCGTTTCGGGGAGGCGTAGAGTCTTCCCGTTACTTATAAAACAGATCTACGATTACAGATGCTTCAAAGGTCCCGGGTTTGGGTGGCTCGCGCCAGATCAAGTCTGCTTTGAAATCATTCTTGCTCTGGTCGCGTCCCGTCAGGTCTGTCAATTTGAACCAGGTATCGAATGGAACGTTTTCATTGGTTTCAGACCGAGCGAGAGAAATCCCGACCGAGCTGTTGTTTGGGGGTACCAATAGGTTGTTGATGACTGATCCCCCACCAGCAGTGGAAGCGAATCTCGCATTAACTGTGTAGGGCGTATCGCAGGAACGAGATAATCCAAGGCTAAAATTGGCGCTGCTAGCAATTTTTCCTACACCCGCTGTGCTAGACAGCGCTCTACGAAAATTTACTATGCTTGGAGTTATTGTCAGTTCCGGTGAGCAGGGGATAAAACGAATGTTGTTGATGCCTGTTACGACGTAATTGAGGTTGCTGTTGGGTTTTGGATTTAAGCTGCCGACGCCATCTAATTGAAAAACTCTATACTCTGGTCGTGAACTGGCTTGCCCGGAGGGTGGAGTAGGGCCGTATTTTTCAATGAAGATACTGAAGGTAAGCGTGAACCTTGCTTTGTCCCATCCCGTGCAGTTAGCCCAATTACAGCCGGTATGGGAGGAGAACCCTGTACTTACCTTTCCGCTACTTGAGGTTATCACAGAATTTTTGTATCTGATGCCGACGCGTATTCCGTCTCCGATACTAACGTTCGCCGGATTCATATGAAAATATACGGTCTCTTCACCCCGTTCGTAGTCATCTGCACAGATCACCTTTATTGTATGTAACGGCGATTCCCAGATTATAGTGCCGTCTGGGGCATCTGCGGGTACAGCCAGTGCGGTACCAAGCGAATCTTTGGAGATGGCAGAATTTGTACCGTCCTCTTTACAGGAAAGCGCGAAGCTTGTAGCTGGGCTGGCTGAGGCGGCAAGTAGGAGTGTCAGAGCAAACGATTTGAATGGTAGCATTTTGAAGGTTCGCGAGTAGCCTATGGACATGCTCACTGGATGTTCATCCTGTGTGCAGTGCGTAATCCAATATCATTGATTTCAGTGAATAGTATTTTCGCGTCGCTAGAAATTGAGGGGTCAGAACTTCTCAGGTATTGTATTTCCCCTGGTTTTAATAGAGTGTACTCGCTTAACAGGCTGCCGCGATTGTGCCTTTCAATTCTTACATCCACCAGCGATACGTGAAAGGCGCATGCATTGGTTACTTCGATCGAGTTGCCATTCTTTACTTTCCAACTTAACCCGGCGACGCATGCGGAAGACGTTCCTTGCAACCGCGGCGGTCGAAAAAATAGCTTCAACTGTTGGCGGACTGCCATTTGAATGCTGTTTTGCCTGTCGGGCTTAAGGGGGATCTCCATGACGTTTAGCCAGAACAGTGATTCTCTATCTTCCGGTAAGCCTTCGCCCCTGTAGAGTATTCGCAGTACGTCTACTTGCTGCGGATTCAGTTTGATCAGAGGGTGGGCCAAGGCAAAGGGTACATCGCTGCTGTTTTCTTCGGATGAACTGACCCAGGCTTGAAGTGCGACGGTTTGCGACGATACGTTAGTGACGCGGATGGTGGCTTCGCGGTGTTGGCCTGTATAAATAAGTCGTGTGCCATCGATTTTTATCATGGCCTCAGCGCTGCTGCCGACGGCGAGCCACAGCAGGATGACTTTAATGAAAGATAAGGGTGTCGAGGAAGTGAAGGCCATTATTGATCTGGCCTCTCGATGAACTCCCAATGGTAATTAGGGTTTTCGGATTTTAGTGTGGTGAGGTATTGAACAAATAGCGAGTAGTCGCTAGTTGCAGGTTGCAAAGTAAGCGTGCACCCAGAAAGAACGGATATAATACTTGCAAGGCAGGTCGCACCTAACTTATAATTGCTTGCTTGCTTGCTTGCTTGCTTGCTTGCTTGCTTGCTTGCTTGCTTGCTTGCTTGCTTGCTTGCTTGCTTGCTTGCTTGCTTGCTTGCTTGCTTGCTTGCTCCGCGTTAATTCCATTTTTTTGATCTTCATGGTTCATTGCTGATTCATGCTGGCTGAAGGGAATATTTGAAGTTACCTTCTGCTCCATCCATTCGGAATCAGACGATTCTTATTGTCGCCACAGGCTCTAGGTCTTGGACGGCATTCCCCCCTAGGTTGGCGAGCAATCACCCAGCTACTAGTTCTCAAGGTGGGGATCTTTATGTTGGCGTCAGACAGGCCTCATCAGGCCTCGACTCTGCCACCGATCGGCAATTGCCAGGCTCCGGGCAAATCCATGCCATGCGGTATTTTTATACAGCAGTGGCTGGCATGCGTTTCCTCATCTTGCGCCGGCGGAAGCTGGGCGTTGCCATACCAACAGATCAGCTGCGGAGAATGCAGCCGCTGGCTGGCGACATCCAAATCAGCGAATATCATGACGCGGGCCTTGGGCGCTCGACAATCAGCGCCTGGATATTTGGTTCAGGGCCAGGCCCTGGTGTTTTTCCGCGGTTGCTCGACGTGAAGATCACCGGCATGGCCCAGGTCGGAATGAACCTGACCGGGATCGAGGAAGTGGAGGGTGCCTACTATGCGCAGTCGTGGTGGTGCAGGGTGGAGTAGTGAGGTCGGCAGAACGCCGGAGGAGGGTATGAGCTTGGGCCAATTCTTGGGCCAATGTATGCGTTTTGGTGCGTGCTTGAGAGGCTTAAACCCCCGGAAACATTGCACTTGAGGCCGCCTAAAAACGCTAAAATCATCGCATGGTGATGTTAGCGGTGGAGATCAAAGGGCTTACCTATCAATAACTTATGTGACGCTTTCACAGCCTGAGACCAATCTGGAGCTTTTCAAGCTCCTGCCAATCCGAGGTCGAGTTGATCCAACGTGCATAAGTCGATAAGAGCATCTGCACGCTATGCCCGAGCTGTTGGGCGATAAATGCGGGGTTGAGGCCAGACATTAAGCATATTGTCGCATAGGTGTGACGGCAGTTGTATGGTGGTCGATACCGAACCCCCATTTCTCTGAGGACTGGTCGCCATTGATGGTGAAGGTCCGAAGTTTGTTTCACAAACTCTCCATTCTTCGATGGCGGGAACACGAACGGCGTTTCGGTTACTCGTCCCTTTCCTTGCCTGCGCCGCTCGGCGTACTTCTCTGCATAGTCGATGGCTTGCAAGGCCCTCTCATTGAGCAACACCACCCGCTCTTGGCCGGTTTTGGTTCGCTCCGCCACTTCGCCCAGGGCAATAGTCCTGCGGATCCGCACCACCTTCTTTTCCCTGTAGATGTCCTGCCACTGCACGGCTAGGCCCTCGGATAAACGCACTCCGGTAAAGAACACAAACTCGAAAAAAGCCGCATAGATCCTGCTGATCCAGTGCGAATGGTCGTAAAGCCTGGCGATGATCAGATTCGCCTCGTCGAGCCTGAATGGGTCGATCTCTTTCTTTGAGCGCTTAGGCAACTGCACGGGTTCGGCTGGGTTCCGGTTGATGAGCCCATCAGCGACAGCTGATTTCAGGATGGTCGACAGCTTGACCAGGGCATTGCGCTTGACGGCCGGAGATGTCCAGGTGATCGAGCTTACAAGCCTGCGCAGCATGGTGGTGTTGAGAAAATCTATGCGAACCAATGCCAAGTGCGGCATCCAGTACAGATTTAGTGCGCTTTTGTAGCCGTTCCGGGTCCCCTGAACGATTTCACGACTGTCGAGCCAAATCTGGGCGTACTCCCCGAAGCACGGTATGCCTCCGACCACTGTTGCGGAGCTGGGGAACAGCTCCGCATATTTGTCTTGATCCAGAAGTCCTAGCCGGATCAGTCCGATTACCTTATCGCGAAGTTGGGATGCAGCTTTGAGGCCTTTCGATGTCGTGGGGTAGGGAAGGGTTTCGGTGCGTCGAGTACCTTCCCACATGAAACGGAGGCGGAGCGATCCGTGGTTGATGTCGATCCCTGGGGGTAAATCCATTGGTTTTCCAGTTATTCGTCATACCTCTTCTTGCTATAAATGATGCGGCCGTGGTGCTTTATCCAGATGCCTTCGGGGAGTACGCCGCGTAGGCGCCGGCCTTCAAGTGCTCGTTTGGTGCAGCCGAGTAATTCAGCCATGCGTTGCTCGGTGACCTTGTCGACGTCTCCAGGCGCAATGTCGTTGTTCATGGCAGTAGTGCTCCATGCCCACGTCTACTGGCAGGCTTGAGTTGTTGTAGGGGGAGGGGTTACTGAATCTTGCCGGTGAGGCGTTCGCGCCAAGTCAGGCGCCGGGGAAGGTGCTCGCGGCCATCGATCTCGACCACCACATAAGCGCAGCGGTCGAAGGGGGCGTCCCGCTGCTGATTGAGCCAGCAGGCTTCCTTCTGGGCTTCGTCGTAACTGGTTGGGTTCGTGGTGATGCCCCATGAAAGGTTGATAGAGAAAATGGAAAAGGTCGTACGCTTAGGACGAATGTGCTAGATGGCCCTTTGCCTCATGTTCGGTGTGTGAAGCTATTTTCTAAAAAAAATGGTAAAGGACCGGCCCCATGATCGCTTTTACAAGGCAGCTTTTGCCTGCCGCATTACTGTGTAGTGCCCTCGGTGCCCATGCGAGCGAAGTGCTGATGGGCGACTTCTGGGTCGTTCACTACCAGGGTGCCTTGGGCAAGAATCAGGTGTTCATCGCCGACGGTGACCCCAATCACATCGTCAATCGCCCAGGTGGCGCGAAATCATTGGGCGTCTATCAACTTTACGAAGAGCCCGGTAAACCCAACTTCACCGCTTACGATGTCGAAATCGACTGTGCGAAGAACCGCGTGCGCATCATGGGTGCAGCGGATTTCCGCAGCGTGTTCAATGAGCTTCGCAACGCGAAGTATTCCAGCCAATGGCAGAGCAAACCTGACGCCTGGCTGGCGCAAAGCCGTGACTTTGTCTGTAAGCCGACTGAACGCCAGGCCAAGAAGATGGAGCACTTGGGTGTGATGTCCGCGTCGCAAATGAGCAAGTCAGGGCCGCAGTTCTTCCAGATATTGAACCGCGAGGCCGCCAAGACGGCCATCATGCAGAAGATAGATGAAGGGTTCACGCAGATGTCTGCTAAGTAACGCGATCTTCAGGGAGAAGACCTTATGAACCGATTGCTTATGTTGGCCCTGCTCGCCACCTTGCTCAGTGGCTGCGCATCATTATCGGCCAGCAGTGCCTGGAAAGATCGCCCGGTGGGCGAACTGATCGACTTCTTCGGTGTGCCAAGACAGATCATGTTGGCGCCGGAGGAAGATATGGTAGTGCTTAGGTATGTACGTGACAGTAGCTATGTCTCACGTGAAGCAGCGGGTACTTACACGGGGCCACAGAACGGGCAACTTGTGCACGCAGAATACTGGGAAGACGTACAGCACTCAGGCAGTTGCGAGATCAATGTGTTCGTCAACAGAGCGCGACTGGTGCAGAAGGTGCGGACGAAAGGGCGTTGTGTAGCGGTCGAGATGGCGCCGGCAGGGTAACGCATGGGCCACTGGCGAGGACAGATTTCACGAATATGCACATCATCCATTTCGCTTGGAAAGGCGCTGGCAGCGGTACGAGGGGCGGTTGATTGGGGCAAACGCCACATCGAACCAGTCAGACACCGGCAGTTCAGCCAGGGCCTCGTGATCAGCTACTGTCAGGGCAACGGGCTTCATGGTCATAGGTGCTGGGCTTGGGCATTGCTCGTACTTTTCCGCAGTGCTCTGGCAGCAGCTCGTAAGAGACTTCTACGTCAATACCATCGTGATACAGTCGGCCATGCGCTTCGGCGACTGACCAGGAACAAAAAAAATCTTGACTCTTGTCGCAGTCACTTGAAAAAGGATTTTGGAAAATGTTAAAGAAACTAACCATACTTGGTTTCACTCTTGCACTTACAGGTTGCGGGCTTCTCCCTCCCCCAGCGCCACCCGCTCCCCCCACCGTCGAGCACTCTATTGCAAGCAAGACCGAAATCGCCGATGCAAAAAGGAAGCTGCTCAGACATATTTCAGACCCCGAGTCAGCGAAATTTGAAACTATTTACAAATTCAAGGGGCGTTTCGCTAGCGGTAAAAGCTATGAAGGAGTCTGTGGCTATGTGAATTATAAAGGCGCAGAAGGTGGCTATGAAGGATTTACACCGTTTATGGTCGTTGGAGAAGTAGTCTCGTATTACGGTGACCATTTACCTCATAACTACCATATCCTCAAAAGTTTTTGCACAAAGTCACGCTCGAGCTAAGAGGCGGAGACCGGTAAGTAAAGGTCAAGTTAGCCTTTGAGATCAATAGTAAGCAGGGCCGTACCTTCCTCGGCTAGTGTCCCGAATGGGTAGTTCGTTAATCTAAAAGCCCCGGAACCATTGGACAAAGCAAAATTAAGTAGATCAACGAGTTAACCGTTCGGGAGCCGGGCTGGATGTTAAAGCATCCGCCCGGCTCGCTTCTTTTCAGCCTGTTGTTTCGCGCATGTAGCCAAAGCGTCAGCGTCTGCGATTCGTTCCGCCAAAGGCTTTTAGGAGTGCGGGTCATGGCGTTTTCCCTCAACCTGCCAGCGGCAGGCGGTTGTTCAGCTCGATCAGCTTCTGGTCGTACTGCTCGACCAGCTCGCTGTACTCCTTCGACTCCCACCAGGATGCGGTGCTGCTGGGTCATGTTGTGGTCCTTTCGTGCAGGCGCCGCCCTCGCCGGGGTGGCGTGATTGGTTGAAGTGGGGTATTGGTGATCGGCCCGGTATGGTGTCGAGCTCCATACACTCAGGTAGGATGGGGTATTACGGGTTACCGGCATGGGGCCGGGTCAAAAGGAACTTGAAATGCATCACACCGCCATAGGGCCGTTCGACATCACACTTAATCCGGAAGCTTTGAGCAGCGCTGCTGAAGAAACCGGCCTCGGTCGATTGTCTTTGGACAAGCAGTTTCAGGGTGACCTAGAAGCCACCAGTCAGGGTGAGATGTTGTCTTTTCGCAGCAGCACTCAAGGTTCTGCCGGCTACGTTGCCATGGAAACTGTGCATGGAACCTTGCACGGTCGCAGCGGTAGCTTCGTACTTCAACACAGTTCGACGATGAATCGTGGGACACCCGTTCAGTCCATCACCGTCGTACCTGATTCCGGTACTGACGCGCTTTCCGGGCTAATTGGTAGCATGGTCATCACGATCACCGATGGGCAGCACTCATACAAATTTGACTACGCGCTACCAGATCATCAAATCTGATTTTTGTTGGCTGGCGGGCAGCGCGGGAAGATCAGGCCGCGCGGACTTTAAAGGTGAGCATCGCTGTGGCGTCTTCGAAACACTCGTCCAGCTCTTGATAGGCCCGATACTTGGCCTGGTGCGAGTGGCCGCCCATACGCGTCGTACGTAATGACGCGCATCGCCGAGCATGTACTTCACATCATCCCAGTCATACATGCCGTTGGTGAGTCCCTCGAATTGTTTCAGCGGCAGCTCTTCGGCCATCTCGCCGTACTGCATCTCCCAGGTCGGGTGGTAGTTGCGGATGCGCTTCTTAGATTCGCTGTCGAGGAGGACTCCGAGGTAATGTCCGCAGTCGCGGGTGATGGTGCCCGGCTTGCTATATGCCATCACGCGGCGACCGATGCAGGCCGGCACGCCTGACGACGCAGCGGGCTAGTGAATTAGGTCAACTGCTTCCGCATCAGTGGGTACTGCGCAATTGCACTCCTCTTGACCACCCGATGGCATCGGATTTCACCAGCACGCTTTGTAACCATGATCGGCAGAGAGCGGCCAGGAGCTGCTGGGGGACGTAGCAATGACGAAAGAGCAACTATGCTAGGTCTGATGCCGGAATTGATCGAGCAGATCGGGCCTTCCGTCCATACGTCGTGGCAAAACAATGGGAATGGGATCGATCCGCTTGTGTTGATTTGGCCGTTGCTGCATCTCAAGGCAGGTCTGCCGGAGGAGGTCTGAAGTTGCGAATCGCTTTTCTGGTGAACCGGGACGTGGAGAGCAATCTCGCTCTCAATTTCCTGTTGCCCGAGATTCACGAGAGCACAGTGGGAATATTCCTCTCGGAGAGAGTGGGATCGGGCAGGAAGGTGCCACGCATGCTCGGACAACTGGCATTGATCGAGCAGGACCTCTTCAATGCCTTGACCGCTGGGTTAATCGGATCGAGCGACCAGGTCAGCAGCGGGCATCGATTCGGTTTTGCAGAACTGCAGCAACGCTTTGGGGTTCCTGTGCGGGTATTGCCCAGCTTGAGGGATCCTGCGGGCCTGCAAATGCTGCAGGATGCGCGAGCGGATCTGTTCATCTCAATCCGCTTTGGTCAAATCCTGAAGAATGAAGCGTTGGCAATTCCGCCACGCGGCGTCCTCAATCTTCACTCTGGCCTCTTGCCTCAATATCGAGGTGTTCTCGCGACCTTCCGGGCGCTGCTGAACGGGGACCCGGAGATCGGTTGTACTCTTCATTGGATCGACAGTCCCGGCATTGATGTTGGTCGCATCATTGAGACTGCGCGTGTGGCAGTCGAAAAGGAGCGCTCCTTGCTGTGGCACATCCTTTCACTTTATCAACCAGGTGCGCGTCTCATCATGAACGCAATCAGGCGCTTGGAGCGCGATGAGCCCATGACGGGGACGTCTCAAGATCCATCTGCCGGGGCCTACTACTCCTTTCCCGGCGAGGATGACCTGATGCAGTTCACGACACTGGGGTGGCGGCTCTTCGATCGCGAGGATGTTTGGGGGCTTTTCGAATCGTACGGATTTCCGTTGCGGATAAACGCTCCTTGAGAGCGGAACGGCGGCAAGTCTGTGCAATTACCCAGGTACCTTCATAGCTTCAAAGGGTGAACTGTGCGATCACTTCGTCCGATGACATGACTTCGGCATATTCATCACCGAGTATTGCCAACGTCAGTTCATGAACGGTTGTGGCGTCCCAGGACTTTCCATGCGCCGCGACGACGGGTACGGCTGTTGTGGCGTCTGAGGGAAGGATGATGCTGTATCCGAGAGCTTTTCCCGCACGGACTGTGGCGTCCATGCTGTTATGAATGACAACGCCCGTCAGCACCAAACGCCTTACCTGCATACCTTTTAGAATGGCGTCCAATTCGGTGCCGATGAAGGCGCAGTTTTCCTGTTTGATGATGACGGTTTCTCCCCTTATCGGAGCAACGTCTTTCTTGATGCCATTCCACGGGCCATGGACGTAATAGCTGGATGTAGGCGTCTGTTCATCGTGCTTCACGTGAAGAACTGGCCAGCCGTTTGATCGCCAAAGGTCGAGAAGACGTTGGATCACCGCCAAATACTCAGGATTACTTTTGCCATCCCAAATTGGGCGATCAATGGCATCCTGAACGTCAAGGATAACAAGGGGGATAGGGCTGGGTTGATCCTTCAT